AGCAAAGGGCATGGAGGATGCCAAGCAGAAAGCAGCGGAATGGCAGGTTGGACAAATGCTCTTGAATTGCGATGATTTCGAGGAGATTGTTATGTTTTTTGGCTCAAAGAAAGAAACTTAAAAAGGAAATGTCAAATGGATAAGAATTTTAGAAGTTGTTTTTGTTGCGTCCATTTCTTGGAAATACAAAATACAAGTACAGGAAATGTCTTGAAATGCAAGAAAGGTAGCACTACGAAAGTACAAGGGAAGAGACTGACAGAAATTGCTGCAAGGTGCAAAAACTACAAAGCGTAAGGCACACGTTAAAGAACATAGTAAGACGAAATTAAGGATAAAGGTGATAGTAGAAAGAGTGTTTGAGAAAGAGAAAAATGTAAAAAGTTTAAAATAAATGGTAGAAACTATATTAAACAATTAAAATACATTAATAAAATAAAGAAACACATTAAAATGCTTGCATGTTTTGAATATTCTTTGTATCTTTGCATTGCAATTAAGAAATAAAGGTTATTAATTTGAAAAGGTGAGACACACCATAAAAACTGGGAATGATGACAAAAAAGGAAATAATAAAACAATGGTTGGATGAGCCGAAAGTGAGATATTGTAATAATTCTAGTTTCACTTTGGGTTATGGTGATGGCTGGGATTGGGTTAAAGATGTTCTACGACCAGCTATCACGAAGAACGCTATGTTTCTCAGATTCTTGGAGTATGGTTTCCGTGAGATAGAAGAGTTTTTGAAATCAAAAACCGGAAAACCGAGCGAAGAGGATTGTTCCTTGTATTCTGTTGGATATAAGGATGGTGTCAATGATGCCATGATTGCAATTAAGAATAGATTTGAAAATTTAAAATAGGAGGTTAAATGGATTTAGGAAAGGCGATTAAGACAATGAGGGTAAGCAAGGGCTTGACCCAACGACAACTTGGTAAGGCTATCGGTTGTAGTGAGACAAATATGTTGTTTATGGAGACCGGAAGAACGTTTCCACGTAAGAGTAAGATTGATGCAATATGCAAGGTATTGGAGATTCCGATGTCTTATTTGTTGATGTTCTCTATTACACCGGATGACATTCCCGAAGATAAGCAGAGTTTGTACACAAGCATCGTTGAGCCGATGCGTAACGAATTTATTAGGGAGTTGTTGCGATGAAGAAATGCTATTATTTTGTGGCTAAGTATGTCAAGAATGGCATAACATGTACATGTACAGGTACACAAGAGACGATTGAAGGCTATTTTGATTTTGTCAGTGCTGGAAATTTTATAGCACATGAACATAATGTTGATTTCGAAGGCGTAATTGTAACCTTTTGGTCTGAGATTAATTCAGTAATGTTAGATAAATATAGGAAAACATTAGGAGAGCAGAAAAATGGTTGAATTCGAGTATGAAGGCAGTATCATTTTGAAAAATTACGATTTCCATTTTATGCCTTGTGTAGGGGATAAAGTCGTAATTAACAATCTTACATACAAGATTAAGTCTCGTGTGTTCAAGTGCCAAGGAAAGACAGTTAAAGTTGTTTTAAAAAAGGTTGATAATGAGAATACGAATAGTTAAATATGTTTGTGCCGATGGAGTAGAAAGAGGTATCTTGGAGTATCGCAACCATTGGTGGGAGAAGTGGGAACCATTGCATCAGGAAGGCAAGCTGGCTTATGTCTCATATATGGGAACGAAACCATATAAGTCATTGCAGGAAGAGTGCTTTGATGTACTTGGGTTGAATGAAGAACAGATAAAGGTTCGTGAACAGATGTCCCGTTATATCTTGGATGCCGAAGAGGTATACATTGGTGCAAGAATTGGTAACGAATATCGTATCGGCTATGATGTTGATAATGATGAGAGTTTGGAAACGCTTAGGAATTTGGAGGAATAGTTATGTTCGGAAAGATTTTTTCGGTTAAGACCGATATTGTATATCGTAGAGAAGAGAGTTTGAATCTCTTCGATGGCAAGAAGAAACTTGATAAGGTGGTGTCCGGTCGGGTATTCAAGGAGCAAATCAAGTTCTTTGGTTTTACCATCAGAACAAAGTTTTTTTATCAGATTTGCTGTCCACAAGTCAATATGAATGATACTCATGAGGCTTGCACATTGAATCGGGTCGAGGATTTGGTGAGAACGGAGTGCTATAATAAGGTAGTAGAATATTCAAACAGAAAGCATCATGCCTAGTGTTAATTGTTTCAGAAGAGTCTTGTTGAACGTAGGTGGCAAGAAGATAATTATCAGTGTTCCGAATGGAATGACCGAAACCGAAGTGAATAAGGTTATGGTCGTTACTAGGGCTTATCTTCAGCAGTATGTATATGTCGAAAGGGTCTTAGCAGAGTGCTTTATGCAGAAAATCGAAAAAAGTATTCTGAAGAAGAAATGCGTTAGGTTTGAAGTTAAGAAGAAGTGGGTGGACTGCAAGAAGAACCTTCGAAAGGTGGTTAAGTATTATGACGCTTATGTTCCTAATGCAGATTTTAATGAAGAATTCGCAATGACGTTCTATGACAAGATTAGTGGAGACTTGTATAAGTTGCGAGATAAGCTTGCTTTAAGATTACAGAACTTAGGGATTGGTGAAAAATCGGGAGTTTATGCGAATGCAATCATTCTGTACAATCTGACCAACCTTTGTTTGGGAACTTATGAGAATATCATCCGTAAGCTGTATGAAGATTTGCATGTAAACTTAATGCAAGCGTTCAAGGATTTTGCTCCTATCTTGGCCTTTGAAAACTCTTATGACTTCATGGCATTAGTGATGGATAAGGATTTCAAGAGATTGGCTGACCATTTGATGACAAAAGAAATTCTTTCTTATTTCGATAAGGTAAGAAAAGGTGTCTTTGACGAACAGACTTTGAATGAGGCGGCTATCAACGCAACGGAAGACCTGAAGGACGATGAGAAAGATTTACAGCGAACTTACATAGGAATTAGTGACTTTATGAAGAGTGACTATCCTCTGGATAGTGTGACATCTAAGAAAGCAAGCTGATGAAAATAGAACCAAGTGAGTTCTTGCCGATAGGTAATGAGTTTCAGAAAATCTTTGGAATAAGCTTTGGAAAATTCATAGATATGCGGTTTCTTTTAGCGAGAAAAGAGTTAGTCTTCAATCTGCTGAAGTTCACAGATTGGCTTGAAGAGTGCTATCCGGATGAGTGTTCCATTGATGGAGTGAGTTACAATGCGGTTGTCGAGCGAAAATTTGGCAAGCGAGGGGTTAAAATGATAAAGAAACTATTGCAATGAAGTATATGGGTAGCAAGGCTAGAATCGTGCATGAAATATTGCCGATTATGCTTGATAAAGAACATGATACGTTTGTAGATGCTTTCTGTGGTGGCTGTAGCGTTATTGAGAACGTTCCGGACACGTATCGAAGGATTGCCAACGATAAGAATAGGTATCTTATCGAAATGTGGAAGTTTCAGAATGATGGGTTTGTCTTCAACCATATTAGTAAGACGTTGTATAACTTTGCAAGAGACTGCTATCACGGAAAGAATAAATTCTTCACAGAAGCAGGTGTCGGACTAATTGGCTTTATGGCGAGCTTTAATGGACGTTTCTTTGATGGTGGCTATAGCGGACATAATGTTGTCGGCAAGAACGGAAAGGCAAGAGATTACATAAGGGAGCAGATAGAAAATACAATGTGTGATGTGCCTCTTCTCAAAGGTGTCGAGTTTTATAGCGGCAGTTATGATGAACTTGTGATACCGGATAGGAGTATAGTGTATTGCGATTTGCCTTACAAAGCTACGAAAAAGTATGATGTATCAAAGAATTTCGATTACGAAAGATTCTATATATGGTGCATGGAAATGGCTAGAAGAGGTCATAAGGTATTTATCAGCGAGTATCAGATGCCCCAAGAGTTCAGATGTGTTTGGGAAAAGGAAGTAACAAACTCTCTTAACCCGAATATAACAAAGAGACCAGTCGAAAGGTTGTTTACAATTGATTAGAAAGAAGAAATGAAAGAAACTTATTGCTTGGAAGATACGCTTTACAATACAAAGCGTTACTTCACGTTTGAAAATGGCGTAGTATCAGGAACAGAAGTTGCACAGGAATACTTTAATATTTTTCTTGATCTTGCAAGTCGGCTTGGCTATAAGGTAGTGAAATTATGAAAAGGCGGGTAAACAAGGATTGTCCGTTCTCGGCAGAAGAATTGGATGAGTTCAGAGCAGCCTTATATAATGTGAATACATCTTTTCACTGCTGTAATGCAGCTCCGGTAGACTGGGCGGCAGGATGGCAGCGGAATGATATAAGAAAGACGAGGTAGGAAAGCCATAATCTACCAAATACCCACGTGCCAAAGCCGTGTGATGCCTTGCGTGGGGGCATGATGATAAACTAGGAGTCGCACGGCTTTATTTGAATGTTTCATAACTACAAATAGCCTATCGCTAATGGTTGTTCCCTTGGGCAGGGAGATAGTTAATACCGCATCGTAAGATGTGAACACTTAAAATTTGCCGACAACCATTGGCAAATGCCTATTAGTCAGCGGCAGAAACCCTTGGGCAAGGTTGGGAATGGTGCACAATCTTCAAATTCGCATCTGTCGCTGACAAACGGATGAGTGGCATTGGCAACTGAAAGCAATGCGACCCTCGCAAACTTGGAGCGGATTTTCTGATTAAACATTCCGTGTACCAGGTCACTGGGGAGGTGTTGACACCAACAAGGGTTTAAATCCCTTGTCATCCACTAATTTTAAAAGGTAAAATCATGAATGAGTATTGTAAGAATTTGATTTCAAATGGTGTTCCTAGCTGGATAGTAGAGGAGGCTTATAAATTTACAATTGAGCCTTTGAAATCAACAGAAGGCTTGGTAGGAATTGATAAGGAAAATAGTGAGCTATATAGAAATGTCATTATCGCAGCCTACATTGAGGGTGCTAGTGCTACATTGTTAAAAGTGCAAAGATATTATGGCGGTGAGGAACATAGTTAGACAATGGAACGAGGCAACAGAAGGATATTCGTACCGCTTCAAAGGTGGAGATATTTTCATCCGGTTGGTTAAGGTTGAAGGTAGTTATGAGTTACGTAATCCTATAGGCTATAATGTTAGGGTTATCAAGTGCAAAGACTTGGATGAAGCGGATGCAAAAGCCAAGGAAGTGCTAGAAGCGTTTTTTGAAGACAAAGTTAACATAAAAGTTATTTGATTATGGACTTAGAATTGTTGATTGATAAGATAGACTTTAGTCAAGGTGCAAGGCAGGTAGCCAAGCAAGCCTTGGAGTTGGGAATGAAATATCAAAAAGAAGGTGCTTGGCATTCTGTTGAAGAGCTGCCTGAGTATAACAGACGCATTGTCGGTCTGACCAAGGTTCGCAAGCGTTTCAAGCATCTGAATTTCTTAGGCGAGGAATGGTGGAATAGGTTCACGAAATCAAACGCCATCTATAAATGGGCTTATGTGGACGATTTAGTTTGATAGTAATCGTAGAAATCCATAATGCTATTTTGTTTTAAATGTTTGCCCCATCACTATATATAATAATGTAGTGGTGGGGATTTTTGTGTTAACGTCAGTAAATTATTGGTGTTATGTGTTATGATATATTAAAGAATAAAAGAAACACATTAAAAAGTTTGCATATTTCAGATATTCTTTGTATCTTTGCAATGTAATTAAGAAACAAGGTTACTAATTTTAAAAAGGTGAGACACACCATAAAAACTGTAAGAAGAAAGTGGAAAAGAATAATGTTTATGTAGAGGTGTTGGCAAAGATTGCCAGCCTCATGGGTAGAACAAAGGAGTCTATCCAGATGTCGTCTTCAAATACTCATACGAGTATTACGATGTTTGCTGAAAATAATAGCAAGATTATTGGAAATTGGTATTTTGATGCTTCCGATAGCAAGGAGTTGGTGGATGCTACTTTCAATGGTCTGAAGGCTTTGGTTGAGTCTCTTGAGCACAATAAGAGCAATGACGGACAAGCAGCGTAAGTACATAGAAACTCTTATCAAGAAAGTGTTTCGTAATGCAGATTCGCAGAGCGAAATACTTTCCAGATTGGATAGGGTTAAGATTTCAAGCCATCAAGCTTCAGTAATGATACATGCATTGAAGTTAGAGTGCAACATCGGTCGCTCCGTTCCGGCATATATGTTAATGGCAAACAATCTAAATCCAAAAATGGATGAGTTCTTTAGTATATTAGGGTACGATGAATGACGTATTCTTCAAGAAGAAAAGAAGTTGATATGAAAAAGGTAATAATGATAATAGCCGTTGCCGCCATTTTGGTAGGTTGCAAAGGTAAGGGTACAAGAGTCCAAATCTCGGATTCTGTTGACAAATTCAATGTCGAGAAATTGTTTGTTGTTGATAGTATAACAGTGTACAGGTTTTATGACCAAGGAAATGCTATCTATTTCACTAACCGGAAAGGTAGGGTAGATGCAACCCATTCTGAGTACAATCCGGTTACTCATACATACAATGACGAGGTTAACGAAACTTTATGTGAAGGAGACTAAAAAATGGAAAAGAGATTAACTAAGGAAGAGTTCCTTAAGGACTTATGGCATACTGCTAGCGAAAAGCCAAACATTAAGCAAGGAGAATGTTGCGTTACATGTTTGGTTAAGTTCAAAAACGGAAGTACGGAATTATGTGTATATTTCCGTAATCCAGAAGGATGGGTATGTGATGATATGACTCCTAAAGATTTTAAAAGATATTTTAAGGGATGGCTCTATATTGATGATTTACTTCCAAAGGAAGTAGGTAATCAATGAAATCATTTGTATTTGATGTTATGCTCAACGGAAGATTTGTCTGCACATTGAAGTATAAATATTGTGCGCTCTTCCCGATAGATTTTGAAGATTTAACAAAGTTCATCCTCAAAAAGAGACCCACTTTGAGAGGAAAGGACTATAGAATAGTGTTTTGATTATGAAAGAGTTTGAAGTTGGAGAAAGAGTAACTCTTGAAGTTACTGAGACTGATAAAGAATCTTGCAAAGGGTGCTTCTTTGATAGTAAGAAGTTTTGTGAAGTATGGCAGCTATACCCTTGTAGCATCAAAGGACGCTCAGACCATAAAAATGTAATTTTTAAAGAAGTTAAGGAGTAAAGAGATATGTTATACGAAACAAAACAGGGAAGTAACGCTTATGAATACATTAAAGGTATTCTCGATGCTGAAGAGAAAGAGTATCAAGCCTACATGAAAAGAGTGGAAGAAGCCGTAGGCTTCGAGTTTGAAAAATATCAGGGCTATCAGCCTAACAGAACTCTCACAAGAGTGTACGAGATTACCGCTATATGGGTTCTTTCTGAGCGTTACGATACGCTAGATAAGAAGGTGTGGAAGAAGATAGACGGTGTAAAATTGGAAGACGGTTACTATGTAGCTATTGCGCCTAACAAGCGTTGTAAGCAAGGCAAGGCAATAGCCTCCGTTCTTCTCTCCTATAAATCAGTTGCTAACCATTTCAAGGTAATGAAGGAACTGAATATAGAAGTCCCTCAAGTTAGCCGTTTCTCTATTACTCAGCTCCTCCGTCACAAAGACCGCATTTTCGTTTACTTTGATGACAGCATCCGAGCCGAGAAGCACAACTCTGATTTCAAGGAAATCACGATAGGTGAGTATGAGGATTTCATTAATAGCAAAGATTAAAGCGAATGGAACAGAAATATATAGTTGGTGATGTTGTTATGTATCACAACAAAATCATGGTTGTTAAAGAGCCTAGAGACGAAAGTCACTTTGACTTGTCTTGCCCTAAAGAAGGGTTAGTATATTGTCTTGTTGATGTTAATGAGATAAAGCCAGTAAGTCTTACTATTGCCATATTGGAAAAGAATGGATGGAGTAAGGGACAAATATACTTTAGGCATAGTCGTATTCCAAGAATTAAACTTTGCACAGACGGCGGTATTAGTTGGTCTGTTTCAATAAATAATGATATTATGGGAGGGTATATCAATTACGTTCACGAGTTACAGCATATCCTATTTGCTTTTAAAATCAACTTAGAAATGGAGGTGTAGGTGTATGAAGCTAGTTATCGAACCAATGAATACGCTACCTTGCCGTACAGAGGTATTCACTATCAATGGAAAAAGTGCTGAACAAAATGATTTTGGTGATACATATGACCATCATCATGAAGATGCAGAGCCTTATGCTTGTGCCGATATGCACTTTGACCCAAAGCCTCCAACAAAGGAAGTACTAAACCGCTATAATATAACGGAAGAAGAATATTATAACATCTGCAACGAATTGGAATGCAAACTATGCGTAGGTAGTTGCGGATGGTGTATTTAATAGATTTTAGAATAAATAATATAAGCAATGACAAAGGAAGAAATATTGGAAAAGGCATCCGATTTTGAGGATGAAGATGAGTTCGTGAAGTGTGATAGATTGCCGTTCACTGAGGAATGGTGGCTTTTACATCAGCTAGTGTATATTGGCTTGTCTTGTACCTATACAGGTCGTGGTTATATAATTGAGAAACTTAAAGATTAGTAAAATGGAAGCAAATGATTATTTGAAAGCCATGCAAGCTATGGACGAATTGGATAGACTTGTAACTAGTGTTTATCCGGATAAGTTCAAGTTGGTCTGCAAGAAGCATGGAATAGATGAATGCGAGGCGATGAACATGTATTCGTACTTGCAAAAGATGCATAAAGGTCAGTCTTGGTTAGTTAGATACAAGCCATTGGAATATCTAGAGCGTGTATTAACACTAGCCAAAGAAGCTTATGCGTCTTACATGAACAACGGCTTGATTCTAAGTATGGTCAATTTTGGTGATAAGTACACAAGAATACTTGTAATATTTGAGAAAGATGGCGTAAGAAGCCAACAAGAATTTGACCTTAGAGAGCAAAGAACATATGTTGATATAGCGGACTTTATTGGAAATGGTTACTCCATCGTATCTGTTATCCGTCAGTCTGACAATGTTGATAGCGAAAAATTTGTTGGAGAAAAGGATGAGCGAAGTCATAGTATTCCTATTTACGATGGTGATGTAATGCTTTGTTACGTGAATAAACCGGAATTTTGGAGTTCCGATTGGCGTAATAGCGGACTTTATATTTGTGAGAACGGCTCATATTATAGATTGCTATACACCCCGAATAAGTGGTACGTAAGACATGGAGAGCCTGATGTAGATGAAGACTTCACCCTTGATATTGGGGAAGAATCCTTCAATAGTTATGTTATGACTTTAAGCCAGTCTTGGTATAAGTTGGGTAATGTTCATGCAGGTATAGGCTTTTTGAAGGAGAAAGAATAGAAGAGTAAAAGGAGAGGAATATCATTTCCCCTCCTTTGCCCTAATCTCCAGCTCGATAGGCTTGCCGCAATGGGGGCAGATGATAGCCGGATGCGATAAGGTTTCACCATCAATAGCAAGGAAACTAGATGGCGAGCAACCACAAATACTAGCTATTTGTTCTACTTTCGCAAATGAAATTGAGCCATTATTGATTTGTTGCGATAAAGCTGATTGGGTAATACCTAACTTTTCTGCTACAGATGAAATGGTTTGCCCATGACTCCTAATTATTTTCTTTAAGTCCATACCTTATTATATATAAGTGAATACTAATATTTATTATGCTGCAAAGATAGCTTATTTTTTTTTAACTGCCAAAGAAAAAGAGTTAAATATTAGAATTAGCTAATAATTAGTGAATAAATGTTTAGAAATAGCTTATAAGTGTTAAATAAGTGATAATATTAGAAATTTCTTATAGAAATATTTGGTAATATTAGAAAAAACTACTATCTTTGCAATGTCTTTAAGAGATAAAGGCTTTAAAGTTTAACTATTAATTGCTGCTATGCAGCCGAGTCGGCACTCGTAAAACGGTTTGAGGATATGACTACTTCAATTAAGAACAAGATGAGAAAGGTAATGCAGTTAGCACATAGAGCCTATCAGTTGAAATCAAGTTCAATGTCTTGGGTTGAGTGCTTGAAACAGGCTTGGCAGGTTGTAAAGCTTGAGTCAGCGATGAAGACCAAGGTAGTAGAGTTCTTCTTTATGAAGATGAATGGTGAGGTAAGACAAGCCTTTGGTACTCTCCTTCAGAGCCACATTGACTATACTCCAAATGGTACAGGGCATGCAGCATCAAGAGATTGCATCCGCTATTGGGATGAAGCAAAGGGCGCATGGAGACAATTCAAGGCTTACAACTTCTTGCGAGTTGCATAAAGATATATTCACGTTCTAAGGTGTTTGGCGAGGCTTAATAGGGGGTGTGCCTTTAAACACCCCTTTAGTTTAGGACTTTTAAAGTATTTGAGATATGGAGACAATTGCTAAGTGTTTGAAAGAAGTGTTCTACAAAGGGCATCATATTACCAAGGTGGAGGACGTATTCGGTCAGGTTGCCGTTCGCATTGATAATGTTGTTGAACCAGACTATGCTAGCATAGCCGATGCAAAACGAGTAATCAATGGTAAAGCCCCTAAGTGGTTTAATGATGGCTATATGTGGGACGAAGCCAGCAAGAAGGTCGTAAAAGACCCTAACGCTTTCCGATGGGAGGAGTAAGAAAAGATAAGGTAAAGAACTTAATACAATTGATTATGGAAAAGTTTAATGATGGCAATTATGTATTCGAGATAACAAACGAGTTTCCGGATGGCTATGAGATTTGGGCGATTGGTCGAAGAAATTTCAAGCACAAAGGCTACGTACCATTGTGTGAGGTCGATGAGAGCCGCTACGTCAAAAGAGATACCTTGAAGGCTTTGAAAGTCAAGGATGAAGCATTAGCTTTGACTTTGCTCTATGAAGCCGTTAAACGAGGTGTTAATAAGAAGAAGTATAACAAAATGATTAATGCATAAGAAAATGGATGAGAATTTTCTGAATGTGCTCTATATCGAGCATACAGATAAAATAGGCGTTCTAAAGGACGATAAGGAAGAAAGGGTATCAATTATCCTTGGGACGGACAAAACGCTTGTAAAACGCAAAAGAGAGGGCAAAACGTACTTTCTTGTACCATTGACAAAGAACCATACTTTCAAGTGCAATGGCGATAGCTTGGAGGTTGATGGCAAGATTATCCCTAGCAAGGTATTTTTCCGCAAGGATGCTTGCCAATGGATTGAGATTGATGAAGAAACATTATCTAAGGTTGCGTAATAAATAAGGAGTTTAAGCTATGAAAGTATATGTAGTAATTTCTTCATACCAACATGGATTAGGTGAAGCTGTAGAAACTGATGCAGAAGTCTTCGATACCAGAGATAAGGCTAGAAAGGCGATAAGGCACAAAGGAATGAACACTTTGGAGAATTACAAGCGAGTTTTGAATTGCGATGATTATCTATACAATATCTCAGATTCTTTCTTTCATATCTCAGACAGCGAAGGAGAGACGTGGGATAATTTTGATATTGTAGAACGAGAAGTAAAGTAATAAGACTATGGATATTAAGATTATCAAAGACATCTTAGATGATGCAAAGGAGTGCGGTTGCATTGCAGGAATTTCACTCTCTAATGGGCAGTTAACTCATGCAAACTTTAGCAAATCAAAGTTATTTGATTTTACTGCCGATGTTCTTTATAACAAAAAAAAGCATTTGATAACTATACTTGGTGAGAACGGAAACAGAGATTACATTGATAGTGACTCTATCATACGTATCTTTATTAGAGAAGGTGTTTAACAATTGATTAGATAAGAATATGGATGCAGGTCATGTGAATGTGATATTGGGCGAAGCCCAGGATAAAGGTCTTAGAGGAAATATCAACTTGGTAGGTGGAGCAAAGATAAGTTTCGACTTTAATAGTGTTGGTGGTGAAACCTCTTTCAATTGCAATACAAAGAACAGAACACTTATGATTGGGAGTGGAAGTACAGTAGTGTTTACACGTAAATATATTGATTGCAACTCTATCCAGTATATTGAAGTGCTTGAACGTACAAACTAATTATAGGAGACAAGAATATGAATATACTAGACTATTATGAGGTTGTCACCTCAAAGATTTTCAAGTTGGAAAGCATTAACGAGGGGCTTGTATTAATAGCACCGGAGCAGGAGGTGGATGGAGTCCGTTCCTTGATGGTGGGATTATATGTTCCTGAGCATGAACGATACAAGATATATACTTTCCGTTCATCTATGAACGAGGGCGAACTTGGCGACAAGTACAAGGCGATGGTCGGCACGATGGATGTGCTTAAACCGGATTGGGACAGAATCAGAAAGAAAAGACGGAAGAGGATCTAACCTCTTACCGCTTTTAGTTCTTGCTTAAATGCCATTTGACTTTCGTATGTAAGTACAGAAGAAACATAACTTGATGGTTTTTATCTGAATACATCAAGCAAAAGCGTGTTGAAATATCTGAGAATGCAAATTATTTCAAGATTATTTTTAGAAAATATGAAAATAAATTAGAGTTTTCTTGCATTTCACGAAGGTTTTTATTACCTTTGCGAATGTAAACATCAAAACAATGAGCTTATGAAAGTATTATCAATTCGTCAGCCGTATGCTTGGTTAATCGCTATCGGCTGCAAGACCATTGAAAACAGAACATGGAATAGAAAGTTCCGTGGTCGTTTCCTTATTCATGCTAGCCAAGCCAAACCCGAAAAACTTGACGGATGGCAAGAGAGCGCAATGAAGAAATATTGCCAAGAGCATGGTATTGTTATTCCAGACTTCAAAGACTTGCCAACGTCAGCCATTATCGGCAGCGTAGAGTTGGATGATATTCAGTATCATGAGGCTTATCCGGATGCATTTGCTGAAGATTTCCAATATCATTGGTTCTTGAAGAATGCTAAATTGTTCGATGAGCCGATTAGAAACGTCAAAGGCAAGTTGTTCCTCTGGGATTATGAGTACAATGAAGCCGAAATGTAAAATAACAATACTTTTGTAATAAAAATACAAGTCGTTGAAAATTAGCGCAAAAGTCTTTGTTGTTCTAAGTGTTAGATAAGAAGTAAATGTAAAAATAAAGAAAGCCTCAACCTCCAACGAGATTGGGGCTTTTACAGTTGTCCTAGTGTGTCTCACCGAATCCGAACAAGTCGGTCTGCTTGTTGGTTTTAGCTAGGAACTTGTTTACGAAGTAGATTTGTCCCTTTGGAGTTATCAACGTTGTGCTGCCTTGTTTCAACTCCCCATTTTTACCTGTAAACACACTATGGCTAATGAAAAAATAACCGCTGTTCACATATTGTTGGTTCGGAACATTCTTATGTGTTTTGTTCTTGCCCAAATAGCCATTGTCTCGCAACCAAGCGAAAAGCTGCTTTTCACCTATCTTGTAGCCATTCTGAGTGATAATCTTCGCCAAGTGGTCAACGTAGATATTGCTATTCGTACACCCAACCATAGCCTTGCCAAAGATGGTGTAAGGCTCGTCCTTGCGCTTCTCATCCTTTAGCTGGTCGTTTTCTATCTGTTTTTGCTCCAACATCAAGGTCTGTTTCTTGTTAGTCTCAACCAAGGCTTGCTTCTCCTCCTCAGACTTAACCAAGGACTTCAAGGCTTCCAAGTAATTGCGAGGAACATCTTGTTTGCTCGCCTCGATTTCCTTCTTCATCTTGTTAAATGCGGCTATGTACTTCAACTTGAACTCCATAGCCTTACTACCAGTAAAGCCCATAGCCAAAAGCGTAAAGCCATCTTGGTTCATAACGTACATTGGAACTTTCTTTACTCCACCACCAAAAGGCATTGGCTGTTCAACCTCAATAAGCTTAAACATACTCGCAAGTTCTTGATTTTCAACGAGAGCCGAATTTTCGGCTTTCGTACCAACCAAGCTGCGAATTGCGTCTAACACATGCTTATGTTCCTTACCAAACACTTCTGCGACCAATTTACTATTTGTAAGGGGCTGATCACTTTCACCTCTGAATACTAATTCTGTCATTTCTTTATTCTATTTATAATTAAAATTAAACTTTGGTCGTAAGGAAAAACGGAAAAGCCTCATCCGTCATATTGTAAGAGTGGACGGACAAGGCTTGTGTCATTCGCCCATTATATTGAGGCGATGGGCAGAATGACGATACTCCACGCTTGGAGTGAAAATGAAAATATTTAATTTTAAATTATAATCTATATCCTTGTTGGTCGCACTCTTACCTTACAACCGTTATCATTTTCGGTTGCAAAGTTAATGCTTTTCTCTTTAACTTGCAAACGTTTTAGTGTTTTATCCAAAACCTTAACGTTTGTTTTACTTTGGAGGACTTCTGCCCTCGCCAGCACGACCAGCTATCGTGGCACGTTGTTGCACATTACTTCTTCTTTCCATTGCTCACGGAATTTAATAGTTAAACATCAAAGATAATGTGCAGTTGTTCAGGTGTGCCTCACCTTGTATATTGTTACGCTACCATTGATAGCATTTCATTAGATTGCATCTGAATCCATTGACAAGCATCCTTGCGGAAAAAGATGTCAGAATCGAACCGCTTGCCATCCACAATGATGTGGCTACCCTTGCACTCGAACTTGTGGTTTCGGGTCAATGGTATCAAAAGGTATGTATCACCCTCTTTCTTGTCGTACACAAGCGTCAAATCCGTGCCGATAACCTGTGATACCACCTTGCGCTCATCTGAGCTTAAAACGCCAATCTTGCCATCATGCTCAACGTAAAGAGCATCCATCAAATTCTTATCCATATCTCTTAAATGTTTAATGTTCAAAGTCCGGTGCAGTTTAGCGTGTGCCTCACGAAATCTATTACAAATCACACTCGTATGAGTATTGCTTTTTCAGCTTGTTCAATGCGTTCTCGGTAACGTAGTAGATGTTATCGAAATATTCGCTTTTCTTGATGCTTCGGCTTTCCTTCAGCTCTACCTTGTGATTGAATGTCACTTCGTAGCGGTTTGCGATGCTTGTAATCAAGAAATCGACCTCACGCTTATGTCTGTCCAGATCGGTCTCTTTATACTCACCACGCTTGATAAATGCGTCCTTGTTCGTCTCTTCGATGGTTGCAACCATGTTGCCTTGCATCACTATAATCTTTGCGCTCATATCTAGTTTCTTTTTAAATCGTTAGAAATCTGTTATGCAACTCTAATCAAGTTGTAGTTCTTGAATTGTCTCCACTCGCCCTTGACTTCATCCCAGTACTTGGTGCAGTCCTTGCAAGCGTAACCCTTGCCGTTTGGAGTGTAGTCAATGTGACTCTCCATCAAAGTGCCGAAAGCCTGACGAATCTTACCATTCATCTTCTGAAAGTAAAACTCAACGACCTGCTTCTTCATGCGAGCCTTCAGCTTGATTACCTGCCAAGCTTGCTTCAAGCATTCTGTCCAACTCATGTAAGCACCCTTAAGCTGAAATGCTCTGTGAGCCATATTCATTACTTCTCTCATCATATTCTTAAATGTAGTAGCCATAATCTTTCAATTTTAAACGTTAAACTTAAATTACTTACTTTGCAAGTCCGATGCTCTCACGCAAGAAGCTCTTGGCCTCATCGTTGTTCATATTGAGCTTAGTTGTTATCATATTCAACATTCTATCAACGTCCTTTTGGGTGTTTATCCTGTTGCTTACGAACTCTATCATAACGAACTTCTGAATCAAGTTTCTTCTTATCATTGAAGTAGTCATATTGCTATACCGTTTTACGAGTGCCGACTCGGAGGTGCAACCTCAGCTAAATTAATAATGTTATTGTGACCTTTCTTTCTTAATCACGATGCAAAGATACTAAGTTTTATCCTAACTACCAAATATTTTATTAAGTTTTATCCTAACTTTAACCTTCGTTTGCTGATTTAATATACAAATTAAGATATGTTTGCATTGTTAGGTTAAAAACTTAGTTTTTCATAATAAGTTTGGCAGTTTGCGAAAATATGTGTATCTTTGCAACATCAATAAATAAAGTTAGAACTTAATATATAATAAGGTATGGATATACGAGGCATAATTAAACGAAAAGGCTTTACGCTAACGTATGTAGCTGATAGGCTGACTAACAAAAAAGGTGGTAAGGGAGTATCTTTGCCATCCTTGATACAAACTATTGATGGGAATCCAACTGTCGCCAGTCTTCAGGAGATAGCAAGCATTATAGGTGTAACGCTTGCAGAACTAGTTTCCGAAGCTGATTGTTCAGATTTCATCGCCCTAATAAAACAAGGTGGTGAGTTGTATTCCGCATCGTCCATCGCTGAGGCTAGGGTCGTGTTGGATAAGTTGGAAAGTGTTAAGTAACGTGGGGTGTTCCTCACAAGGTTCAATAATTAAATAAATGTGATTATGAAGAAGAAAGTGATAATTGCCATCATCGTAGCTATCGTTGTGATAGGTGGCGGAATTGGTGGCTACGTGTACCATTCCAACCAAGTTAAGGCTGAAAAAATGGCTAATTACAAGAAGGCGTTGTCTGATTATCGCTTCAATAGCAATAGACTAATATATTCTTTGGATTTCGTAGCAACGGATTTTGTTATCAATTGGAACTCAGCCATAATGAATAAAAAGGCTATGAACGCAAAGAATGAAATAGTTCCTTGCTCTGATTTTGAAGATGCCGTTTCTTCTCGATATGCCTTCTATGATAAGTATGGTGCATATAAGATTTTGGATAGTGTGTATGTATCATTAGGAAAGCATTTGGAAAAGATGCGTGTAAATTCTAATGAAGACCAGCAAAAAATCGTGGAAAGCTGTAGTGATGAATACAAGGAGTTGAATAATGCTATTGTTCTTGTAAAAAAGCCTTATGGCGCATTGGTGCAATATTCTAAACAGAAAGGAGACTTGTTCTTTAAACTTTATGCTTTTGATAGCGAATTGGCTAAAGTTTCCCCATTGGAAGAAGATAAGGGCGATGAGAGAACAAAAGCAATGAATATGGAATTATACGGAACGCATTTGTTTGTTACGGCTGACTTTGACAAAGAACCGCAAAAGGCAAAAAAGCAAAGTTATACGTTTAGTAACATTTCAACAAATTGGGTTTATTTGAAATGATACTTTTATTATAATAATAAGGTGTAATTTTAAAAATAGGTTTTTAAAAGGAAATAAAGTTTAAAAGAATAAAGAAATACACTAATTAATTTGCTTGTTTCGGAAATTATGCTTACCTTTGCAAACGAAATCAGAAATGGTTTTGTAGCTTCCATATTGCATTCTCTACATTAGCGATATTGGTAGCTACGTTTATACATAAGGCAATAGCTTTATAAGCTAGAAGTCATTAAATGAAGTGCAGTGTACAACAGAAAAGTGGTGTGAAGTGTAGTGGAGTGCGGTGAAGTCTAGTGTAGTAGGGTAAAGTGCAGTATGGTATAGTAAAGTATAGTACAGTATAGTGAGCCATCCTTCGGGGTGGCTCTTTTTTTGTTAATTGAGGTTAATATAACAAAAAAGTTATCCTTTTATTTGCATATATAACAAAAAAGTTATATATTTGCATTGTCTTAAGGACAAAAGAGGTCTTTTACTTATTTATTAATTTCTTCTATTATATATGATGAAGACTAGTCAATTAGTGAGAAAGCTGACCCAAGCAGGTTGCTATGTGGTTCGGCATGGTGGTAATCACGACATTTGGTTTAGTCCAACAACAAAACTTAAATGTCCAGTGCCACGGCACGGCAGTCGTGAAGTTTCTCGAAAGACTTACGACAGTATTCTTGAAAGATTGCTTGGGCTTTAAGCCCAGCAATTTTTCGCTTATATAGCAAGAAGTTGATATGAGTTTAAGACCTCTTTTTAAAGTTTAGAATCGGAATTATGGCAACAAAGGTAATTATACAAGTAGAAAAGTGTAAAGAAGAAAAGAATTTTTCTTGCTATATGGTGGATAAATTTCCAGACTTCCATCTAGTCGGATTTGGCAACTCTGCAAAACAAGCGATGGATGATATTTTTGTAGCAAAGGAAGAGATTAAAGAGCTTCTTGAAGAAGAGGGAAAGCAAATGCCTGAATTGGTGTTTGAGTTCCGGTATGATATAGGTTCTTTCTTCGATTATTTTTCATATCTGAATATAAATGGTGTCGCAAAGAAAGCTGGCATTAATGCTTCTCTGATGCGTCAGTATGCAATGGGAATCCATGAGCCTAGCAAAAAACGTAAGCAGCAAATTCTTGATTGCTTACATGGAATTTCAAAAGAATTACAGGCTGTCGTGATTTGACGGTCTTTATATATAGAAGAAAAATAAGTAAACAACCGAGCCTTCTGCATGTGAATGTGGAAGGCTTTTTTGTATCTAGACATTATTCTTTGCACTTAAATCTTTTGTGAAATAGCATACCTTAATTCTTTCGTTATTTCTTTGATTATTAGCTAATTTTGCCAATAAAACATAAAATATGGCAGAATTAAGATTCGATGTCAAAGCGAATTTCGAGGAGGTTACGAAACTTCGTTCCGAGTGTGAAAAGTTGAGGGCTGAGTTGTTGAAGACCAATAAGTCAACCGACCCAGCTATTGTTGCGGATTTGACGGAAAAATATGCGGATGCTAGCAATCGCTTAAAGGATTTAACGCAAGCAGCTTCAAGAGCCGCTTACGTGATGTCTTCTGAGTTTAATAAGAAGATGCAAGCAGCCGCAAGGGAAGTTTATAGCTATGAACTTCAAATGCAAGCTACCAAAGACCGAATAGAGAAAATCCAACAGCAAATCACGAATAAGAGATTAACTCTAGGAGTTACAACGGATAAGTCATCCATAGATTCTTTACAGAAGAATATTGACTATTTAAAAGGCTCTTTGGCAGGTCAAACAGCTCAGTTGAAGAACTTAGAAGGAGGTGCTGTCGGTGCTCGTCAGACCTTGGAGAATATGCGAAATGAGTATGTTTTGTATGCAGGTTCAGCAAATCCGGCAAAAGAGGCAACAAATATGTTGACCGATAGCATGAGCCAAATGATAGAACGTATGAAGTCCGCTCCAACTGCCGGAGAGGGTGTGTCTAGCTTGTTCCAAAGAGTTACTGGCGATGCTCACATGCTTTCGGCAACATTACTTGGTGGTTTAGGATTTGAACAATTAACACGTAGCGTTTTTAATACTCGTTCCCAATTCCAACAACTTGAAATATCTTTCAATACCATGCTTGGTAGTGCGGATAAGTCCAAACAATTGATGGACGAACTTATCCAAACAGCAGCTCATACACCTTTCGATATGTCCAGCATTACGGGTGGCGCAAAACAACTTTTAGCATACGGTACGGAAGCGAAAGATGTTAACAAAACCCTTGTCCAGCTTGGTGACATTGCTTCGGGCTTGAATATTCCGCTTGGAGACCTTGTTTATCTTTATGGAACGACCGTCTCGCAAGGAAGAATGTTTACAATGGACTTGCGTCAGTTCATGGGCAGAGGTGTCCCATTAGCAGAAGAATTGGGTAAAATCTTACACCAAAACACAACGGAGGTTCAAGAGTCTGTTTCCAAGGGTAAAGTGACATCAGACATCTTCAAAGAAGCTATCGCCAACATGACGCAAGCAGGTGGACGCTTCGGAGGCTTGATGGAACAACAATCAAAGACATTGGAGGGTCAGTGGAGTAACATTGGCGATTCCATCCAGCAAGCGTTCAATGAAATCGGCAAAAAATCCGAGGGCGTGTTCTCTAGTGGATTGTCAATTATTTCTGCTATGGTAGAGAATTGGCAAGAGGTAATAAAAGTTATTGGTGTAGCTACAATAGCCGTTGGCTCTTATCGTGCATCATTAATGGCGGCTGCTTCTATTCGCAAAGCTGAGGAAGCGCAACAAGCCGATGATATGATGAAGGGAATTGATGCAGAAATCAAGCGTTTGCAAGACCTAGAGAACTCAAACTACAAGTCGCTGGGTAAGGACAAAAAGCAAGAGCGAGTAAGCAAACAACAAGACTTGGCAAGTATTGTTGGAGATACTGCTGTGTCCGATGATTTTGTAAAGGCAAGATTAGATGCAGCAGAGCAAGAGGGCATTATTACGGAACAAATGCGTTCTCAATTAGAGATGAAACGTGAACTCTTGCAGGCTCAGCAACAAGCAACAGCACAAAGCCAGATAGAACTTGATGAAGAAAAGAGGAAGACCGAGGAACTTCGTCAACAAAAAATAGAGTCTCTTAAAGATGATTTGAAGACTACTACGGAGAAAATATCAAATCTTGATGATAGGGATGTAGAGTTGGCTAGACAATATACATCAGCCTTGAATGATTTGCAAGATGCCCAAGATGCCTTTGCTGAGGCTCAAAAATTGGTTGAGGAAACCGCTGATGGTGCAAACTTGGCTTTTGACTCCGAGGGTAATGCCGTGAACGCACTAGAAGCAAAGGAACGTTTAGCAACCGCTGCGAAGAAAGTGAATATTGCTCAAACAAATGTTTCAACAATTGCAAGTCAGCAAAGAGGAGCTGCGCTTATTCGTGAGCAATTACAAGAGAGACAAGCAACACTACAAACGCAGTTGAATTCTGTTAGTCAAGCTACCAATACGACTACGAAAAAGGCTAGTACTTTAGCTACGGCTGCTTCAACTGTAAAAAATGCCATCCATACCGCAAGTGTTAAAATAATGACAACTGCTGAATTAATGCTTAGTAATGCGGTAAAATCTACAACTATGGCTTTAAAGGGAATGTGGGCTGCTATGCTCGCAAATCCGATTACTGGTATTATAACATTGGTAACAACGCTTGCTAGTGCCGTTGCTATGTTCGGAGGTGAAGAGGAAGATATTTCTGTTGACACTAAGCATTTTGGAGATTCTGCTGAAAACACAAGGGCGAAAGTTGATGGTTTGCTTAACGTAATGAAGTCTTCTAAGGAAGGAACTGATGCTTACAACAAAGCTAAAGAAGAACTTATCCAAACCTACGAGCAGTTTGGGATTAAGTGTGATGCCGAAAAGGATAATTTAACAACACTTAAAGGCAAGCATGATGAATTTCTTGCAACTTTACAATTGGAGAATGCTGAAAGAGAAAAGGCTAATGCTTTAATGTCTGCCACTTCCCAATACACAGAAGCAAGAAACAAAGAAGATGACAATTTTAGCAAAGACTTATCCGGTCATTGGTATCAAGGTGGGCAACATGTAGATAAGGAAGATATAACATCAATACAAATGATGTATAATTCCATAGCAACAGATGAGGTTTTAGATAGGTTGGCTAAGTTGAAGCAAAGAGTAGATGATAGCACATTGTCTTACAAGGAGCATATAGATGCTTTTAATATTTACACAAATGCAGTTAAAAAGACATTTGCGCCTATTGATGCGTTCTTAGAAAAACAACATTACAATATAGCGACTATAGAGAATACTGACCATTCGATATTGGAGCATACGAGTAATCTTGCAAAATTAAAGACAAGTTATAAAAACGCAGAGGATGCGATAATGAAGGCGGCTGCTGAAAATGTAGATTGGAATAATACACAGGCTAGGTCACAATGGGTAGCTCAGCAAAATAAACAAAGCATAGATGCCTTAACTTCCTCAACAGACCAGCTTATTTCTATATGGAATCAGGAATATGGATTAAATTTAAAAATCCATTATGATGATACAGAAATTCCAAGTTGGATGAAATCTTTAACGGATAAACAGTTGCAATCTTTGATTAATAGACGTAAGGCAGATTTAAATAGGCAAGAGCAATACCGAACAAATCATAAAGGAAGTAAATTGCTGACAAAGCAAGGAAATCAGCTAAGAGACGAAAATGCCAATAGGCTTGATGTTGCTATGGCTGGTTCTATTCTGAAAGATAGAGAGGCGAAAAGAAAAGCCGATGCAAATAAGCCGAAGGAAACGACAAAGAAAACTACACCAAAGAAAACAGGTGCAACGGATAACCCACAAGCAAGAGCGTATGAACGCAAGAAGGCTGAGGAGGACTATTTCAAGTCTATTTCATCCTATTCGGAGAAAGCTATCCAAGACATGACCAAGAACCGCATCAATGCGATGAATGAGGGTTATAACAAGGAGTTGGCTCAGATAACCGAGAATGCCGACAAGGAGAGAAAGGCGGTAGAAGAAGGTATAGACAAATTGGTTGAGGCTAGAAAAAAACGTGACCAAGCTGTTTGGGTTAATTCCGGCAAGGGTCGTAAGGCTAATATGTGGAAACAGAGCAAAACCGATGAAGAGTATAAGAATGAGGTTTTGAATGAAACCATGAAGGATAGCAAGGGTAATCCGGTTAAGGTCAATGGCATGAATATGACCATAGGCATGAGCGTTGCTAATCAGATGAATGCAATTCGGGATAAGGCGGTAAAGCAGAATGAGGATGTACTTGCTAAAGAAGCGCAAAGCATGTACGATTATCTGAAGACTTATGGCACATTCCAGGAGCAGAAGTTAGCTATTGCTGCCGATTATGCTAAGAGGATTAGCGAGGTAGAAAACTCTACGGATTCGGACTCAAGCAAGCAATGGAAGATAAAGTCTTTGAAAGAAGAGCAGAAGAAAGAGGCGGATTCGGTTGAGGCTAGTGCTATTATGCAGAAGATAGACTGGTATCAAGTCTTCGGAAATGTTGGGGGCATTATGAAGGATGCGCTTGTTCCTTTATTAGCAGATCTGGATAAGTTCGTAGGTACGGATAAGTTCCAAAATTTGGGAGCAGACCAGCAGAAGAATATCGTTGATGCTATGCAGAATATCCGTAATTCGATTGGTAATACAAGTGATTTAGGTTGGAAAGACCTTGCAAGGGACGTTGTAGCTTATCAAGAGGCTCTGAAGAATGCGAAAATTGCTCAAGATGAATATACGGAAACGGAAACCAAGCTTATACCTCGCATTAAGGATTTACAAAATCAGATAGCGAATGCGAAAAAGTCGGGTAATGTTGCTGAGCAAACAAGGCTACAAGAAGACTTGAATAAAGTTCAAGGCCAGTTAGCGGAGTCCGGAAAGAAGATTGTTACGGCTAACACAAAAGTTCGTACTAGTGGTCAGAAGTTGGCTCTAACGACACAGAATGTGACGCAACCGATTTCCGCTATCCATGAGTTCCTTTCAAATTCCGGATTATCTGATTTGGAAGCTCTTTGGGATAGTTTCGATCAACTTAAAGGTGGAATTGACGGATTGAAAGCTTTGAGTGAGGCTAAGAAAGCGGCAGATGGTCTGAAGGATATGGGCAAGGAAGCCGCAGATGCAGCCGCAGATGCTGGAAAGGATGCAGGAAAAGCTCTAAGCGAAGGATTATCACAAGCTGGATTTATAGGTCAAATCGTATCTGCCATCTTGAAGATACTTGATGTTTTGAAAGATGGTATTGGAACTTTGATTAGCAACCTTCTTGACACTGTTTTTAATGCTATAAGTGGAATCTTGAAGAATATCCTAAGTGGTGATTTTATTACACAGATAGGAGGGTCTTTGATAAGCGGTATTGGTAATATTCTCAATACAATATCGTTTGGTGGCTTCAATAGTTTGTTTGGAGTTGGTGGAAACGCAAAAGAAGTAAACCAGACTATAGACAAATTGACGGATAGAAATGAAATCTTGACGGATGCTATAGACAAGTTACGAGACTCCATAGACAAGAATAGTGGTATTAAAGCCGTAGAGGATGCGCAAAAAGCCGAAAACCTTCAAAAGGAGAAAGAGCAAAATCTAAAGAGTATCATGGAGGCGCAAATGGGTTATCATGGCTCTCATCACAGTTTTAACGCTTATTTTCGAGGATTTTCGCAAGAGCAAATCAAAAAGGTGTCCGATGCAATAGGCAGACAATGGAATGGTAATCTTAACGACTTGCAATCTGCTGATGAAGCAGCTGCCATTTTGCAGAATCCAGATGTTGTTGAGGCTATCAAGAATACAGGTAAGGGTGGCTATGGAGATAGAGTTCTTGAAAAGTTGAAAGACTATGCGGCTGAGGCAGGAACATTAGAGGATATTGCTGATGACCTTGCAGAAAGTTTGACACAAATATCTTTCGATAGTTTGAAGAGCGAGTTCGTAGATACTTTGATGGATATGAATTCCTCTGCTCAGGACTTCTCCGATAATTTCTCCAAGATGCTTATGCAAGCTGTTCTGAAAGCGAAGGTAGATGATTTGTTGGGTAATGATATGCAAGCATTCTATGATGAGTGGACGGAACGAGCTAAGGCAAATGGCGGCAAATTGTCTAAGACGGATATAACTGCCTTGAAGGAAAAGTATGATGAAATGGTTCAAGAAGGACTGAAGATTAGAGATGAAGTAGCCGAAATTACGGGTTACAAGCAATCTTACGAGCAGTCCGCTTCTTCCGGTTCTTTTGAATCAATGAGTCAAGACACAGGCGATGAGTTGAATGGTCGTTTTACAGCGGTGCAGATCGCTACGGAGGGAACGTATGAGGAAACAAAACTCATAAATACCAAGTTGGATGCTATTGCTGCTCGTGATGGTGGTACAGAGGGTAGCTTGTTGACGGCTAGCGTGAATACTATTATGGGTAATGTAGGCAATATTTGGTTAGCCGTTGATGAGGGAAGAACTATTCTTGCCCAAAGTCTGATGTACTTGCAGTCGATTGATGAGCGACAAGAGCGATGGCATAAGCCTATGTTGCAAGCATTCAATGATATACACGAATTGAAAGATAAAATGAGTAGATTGTAAACTTAATATGTGCCATGTTAAAGTAAGAGGGGAATGCGTGATGCACTCTCCTCTTTTTTTTATGGTGATAGTTTTTGTTTTTCACAATATAGATAAGTGTTGTTAAACTGAGTGCTAATTTTTGGTAGAGTGGAATATAATAGTTATCTTTGTAGTCGAATTTCAAACTTATAAGGATATGAAGATATTAGAACCGAAATATGAAATCCTATCCCAAGGCGAGGGTATGGATGGAGTTTACAAGCAGATAGAGTTGTGCGGTCGAACTTGCTATGCGTCAAGTATGAAGATAGGCAAAGACAGCGCAAAGCCTTTCGTTGAGCGTATGGTAAGCAGCAACCATCTTGCCATGTGTGAGCATGGAACGATTTACCTCCATGTAGCCTATGAAGAAGGATTTTTTGTGCCGGAGTCTTTATTGGTCAAGCACTATCGTGAGAACAAATATTCAAAGGTGATGCAGATAGGTAACGATTACTATATCACAACCAACTACAGAGTGATAGTTGAAAATAATTGGTTTGAGGATTTGGACTATATCTGCGAGCCTACGGAATGGCATGAGAAGCGAATAACCGTCCGCTTTACTACTCAGATTGCGGTAAGTAGAGAGGCTAACAGACATCGTGTAGATTCCGTAGCGGAACAAAGCACTAGATATTGCAACTATAGTAAGGATAAGTTCGGAGGCGAGATTGCTATCAACAAACCAAAGTGGGTTGGTGAAGATGATGCGGTTAATCCATCGTCTTTTGATGGTGGAACATTTGTTGACCTATCAAAGAACATCGGTAGTTATGAGCATTGGAGTCCGGTAGAAAAATGGTGGTTTGCCAATAGAGTATGTGAAATGATGTATTTGTCTTTGGTTAAGGATGATGGTTTAAAGCCACAAGATGCGAGAACTGTTCTTCCTCTTGATACCAACACGGAGTTGATTCATACCGCATTCGTGAGTGATTGGCTTCATTTCTTCGATTTGCGATCAAAAGGAACTACTGGAAAGCCTCATCCAGATATTGAGGTCTTGGCAACCCCATTGATGAATGAGTTCAAGGAACGAGGTTTGATTTAATCGCTTATGAAGAAGAAAGCCAAGCAAATAGCCAATGTGATGAGCAATGACTCTTTGGAGGTTGTTGCTCAGATGATTGTTGATGAGGCTAAAGGTGTGCGCTATGAAGTGTATGCTGATGGCTCTAGTAAGAACAACAAGTGTGGTTGCGGTTGGCTTGTGCTTCATAAGGGAGCGATTATCAATAGTGGGAAATATACATTTATCACAGCCAAAGTGAACGATTCGGTGAGAGCCGAAATAAGGGCGGTCATTCAAGCATTGGGTGATTGCCCTCCTTTGTGTTCTGTTGATGTATATGTGGATTGCCAAGTGGCTATAGAGAGAATACAGGCTTGCAAGTTAGGAGACTTACAGCCTATATATAATAAGGTAGCGAAAGGCAAGGTGATAAGATACCATTGGGTTAAGGCTCATAGAGGTAATATGTATAACGAAATGGTGGATTCTTTGGCTTTTTCTGCTACAGAAAGTTAATTTTGTGCCTACATATATAATAAGCGTTAAAATATAAAAGAAATACATTAAATAATTTGCATGTTTCAAATATTCTTTGTATCTTTGCATCGTAATTAAGAAACAAGGTTACTAATTTTAAAAGGTGAGACACACCGTAAAAACTGTGATTCGTTATGAATACTAGATTGAGTAAGAAAGAGACAATGGTTTATGGCAACATCGGAGTGATGGCTGACGTAATCGGAGGTAATAAGTACTTCACTTTTGCAGATTTGTATGATTTCGATTTGGATAATACCAAGGATGAGTTGAAAGAAATATTAAACTCTTTGACCGAGAAAGGTTACTTAAAGAGTTTTAATGATTTCGATAAAACTTATCGAGTTTTGAAGTAAGAACACAAAGGGGATCCAAAATCCCCTTATAATATAAATTAAGAACGTGAGACACACGTAAAACTGTATTGAAAAAATGAAAAAGGTATTCACGATTGAGAATGCATTAACGCTTTTGTTTGCTCTTGAAATAGTATCATTAATATTTTTTCTAGGATAGGGCTTATGCAGATTAAGTTTGGTAAGATAAAGTTTACTGCGGCTAAGTCCGACAAAGGATGCCGCTTTGATGCTTGCTATAAAGGTGAGCATGTGGCTTTTGAGAGTGAAGATATGTCTTTGTATGATGATGTCTTTTCTGCTAATAATAGAAGAGCAAAGGCTGCAAAGAGGGTGATTTACGAGAATATAAAGCACAAGTATTATGAATATCATAGAGATTAGCGACTTTAACGCTGCTGATGAATTTGTTGTTGAGGCAATGATGCATGATGGCAAATTCAAGGTAATAGGCAAGGTTATCACGGATAATAATCTTCTGAATGATGATGATTTGGAAACCATCTGGGATTATGCCAACTGGGAGACGAACGGCTATGAAAAGATGGTTGTCTCTAATGGAGTGTACAAAGGCTTGAAAGCATTCAGCGATGGGCGTTTGTTCTATGTTATCACAGATGATGAGACTGGAGTGGTAAACGACAATATCATGGTACGTAAGCATTACGATGTCAACAATGGCTATTATATTAAGTCTTCAAGGTTGCACAAGGAGCTATCCAAGGATTTGTGGTGCTTCGGTAGCCGTGAGACTATTGAGAACGAATATAAGTCTAACCCATTTATTTGTGGTAAGTGATGGCAAAAAAGATTAATCATGTTAAGCCTTCATTTATTGAAGGCGGTGAAGTCTGGCATGATATTGATAAGTTCCCGATGCTAGACCATACAATTCTAGTAGAGTTGCAAGTAAAAGGCTCAGACGGATTGATTTACCGGACGCAAGATGTATGTGTTGAGCGTGCGGATAGGTTCGTACCTACGATGTCTTTTGTTCCTAAGCGTTGGGCGTACGCAATAGACTTAGCTCAATGTAAGCAACTTGAAGGATAAAAACAAAATACAAAATTAAGAATTAGCATATGGAAGAATCAAGAGGTGTTTACACATTACCTGTCTTGTATAATGAACAAAGTGGTAGAAATGAAGGTGTATGTGTCAGAAGTGAACTTGGAGTAGTTGTTGCAATTGACAATGAAGATGAGTTTAAAGGTGTTTTTTCAAAGGATGGTGAGGTTGATGTATTCAAGCAGTTACTATCACAAGAAGTGTATCGTTTCAACACAGAACACCATGCATTCCCAACTGAGCCTTTGATTTCTTACAAGATGGATGGCGACATTATCTTTGATTTCGTTGAAGTAACAATCGGAAAGATGTATGGCGGTTATGTTTATATCGTGCATTACAACTTTGCAAGCACGGCATCATAATAAACAAGTTTGATTATGACAGTAGTAAGAGAAAGATTAAAAATTGCGGCTCAGATTGAGGTGCTGGAAGATATTGCTATTGATTATAGGGGAAAGACTATAGATAACATAATCCAACAGCTAGAAGCGAGGTTGAGTGCATTGAAGTAAGTTCAAGTTTGAAGTTAAAAGTCAATGAGTGGTGGACGTTTTGATTATGCTCAGTATCGGATTGCTGACATATATACAAAGATAGAAGATTATGTTGATGGTCATCCATTGGATGAGGAAGACGAAAGATGCTTTCTCGAAGACCGATGGTTAGAAGAGGATGAAGACAAGTATGTTAGAAAACATCATCATACGATGCCTAACAGATATGGCTTATCTAAAGAGACTATCAAGGAATTCAAAAAGGGTATTGAACTTCTGAAGAAAGCTCAGGTTTATGCCCAAAGAATTGATTGGCTTCTTTCCGGTGATGATGGAGAAGATAATTTCCATCTACGTTTGAAAGAGGATTTGGCAAATTTAAAAAGTAAGAAAGGGTAGATTATGAGTTGGAATTATCGCTTAGATACACCTATGATGCAATTAGCTGAAGAGGTGAACAAGAAATATGATACTGATGCAGGTAAGATGCTTCTTTGCACTTATCTCTTCATGGTATCAAGTGAAGAGATAAAGGACAAACAAGCTTTTTTTGATTGGGTAGAAGAGCTGAATAAGTCCTGTAAGTGCGATGCGGTAAGGGAGTACGTGAAAATCAACGGCAAAGCCGATTGGCTGCATGGTGGATTCAGTAAGCCGATTTACCGACACTATAAGGGCAATTTCTATGAGTACCTTGGTGAGGTTACTGATAGCGAGACTTCTGAAGCTAAGGTTGCGTATCAAGCAGTGTGCGGACAGCATGAAGTTTGGGTGCGACCAAAGGAAATGTTCTTTGGTAATGTTGAGATTGATGGTAAGCCAGTTCCTCGATTTGAGAAGGTAGATTTAAAAGACTTAGAGAAACAAACCGAGAAGAGCAATGGACAGAGAAAAGATTAAGAGCTTGTTAGGTCAAGCAATCTTGCGAGTGAATGAAGTCGTACCGGATTTCGAAGACTTGGATAAGGTTCTTCCTTTGCTTGAACAAGCATATGATGAAGCGGATAAGTCTAATTGGATTTCGGTTAAGGAGCGTTTGCCGGAGTTTGATGAAGAAGTTCTTGTCACTAATGATAAGAATAAAGAAATGTGGTTTTGTCACCGAAGTAACGACCCGTCAGTAACAACCGCAGAGTATGAGTTTTGTAATTACATGTGGATGCCAGTAACGCATTGGCAAAAAATTAAAAAGTTAGAAAATGGCTAATAAACAGACGATAAAACCGAAGGTAGTTCCTTTTGAGATAGCCAAGCTTCTGAAGGAGGTTGGCTACGATGAGAAGATAGCCGAATTTTGGGCTTATGCTAGTCCTTGGACAGCAAAGGGTGGCATTCGTAAGGGTGGAAAATATAATGAGCATTACGGCAGTTATATCGCTTATTCAAATTCCGAGTGGGAGAAATCCAATATTGAGTTTTCTGCTGCCTTAAAGTTGAATAGTAAGCATCCGGCAATATCCGCTCCAAGCTATGATATGGTGTTAGATTGGCTTTTAGAGCATTTCGGTTACTATATTTGTGTTGCAAACATTTCGAAAGGTAAGTTTTGTTGGCAAACTACATCATGGTGTGTCGAGGAAGGCTTGTGTCATACGGATGGTAAGGAATATTCCAGTAGATACGAGGCAATGGATGCCGCTTTCAAGAGTATCTTAAAGGCTCGCATTGAGAATAAAGATAACGAGGTAATCAAAAGACTTTCGGAGGAAATACAAGATGGAAAGACTTTATGATACTTTTGTACACGCAATAATGATGAAGTTAGAAGCTCGTTTATGTTCTGAACTCGAATGTGTTTATAAGAATATAACAAACAAAATTGTTGAGAAGAAAGGTAAACTCACCAACGAAGACGTAATTGAGTTTCAGAAAAAACTACAGGAGGTGTACGACACGGATGCTGATATTCGTGAACAGATTATTGGTATTAAAGATTCCAAGAAGTGCATCTTAACTAAAGAAGCATGTGAAGAGTTAATAAAGAGACTTAGCGTGATTAATATAAAAGAAGATGAACAAGCAAAGAATGATAGAGTGGGTATCCACTTGTGATACAGGTATCTCTTCAATGACTATGTGGAGTGCATTGATGGGTGTAAAGCGAAAGAAAGATTTGAATATTCCTAAAGACAATAGTGACTTCCGTAGATGCTATGACATGGTAGAATACGGACACGTAACCTTGGATGAGCTACAGGTTGTAAAGAAGCAATATTCTTGGTTTGCTCCTTTCGTTGATAACTGGAAGGAATTGTCTCTTTTGTTTGAAGAAGAGCTGGACAAACGCTTGTATATGCGTATTCGTCAGCTATGTGAAGAGTCAGATGCTGTCCGGTATGAGAAAAAGGGAGAACTTTATTATGAGAGGAATTTTTGGTATAATATAACACAATAATCAAATTAAGAATGAAGAAAATTATCTTAATGTTTTGTTTTGCGATACTCGGCATGAGTGCGCTTACAAGTTGTCATTCGGTTTCTCCCGATGCAGACGAAGAAGCCGTAATCGTAAAGAAGCCTTGGTTTATTGGGCATGGAGGTGTTGAACAGCAAGCAGTGCAGACTGGTCTCACTTGGTGTTGGTGGTCAACGAGTGGTTATTACTTCAAGATTGTTCCAGTCCGTCATGAGATTACCTTAGATGATTTGTTTAGTGACGATAACACGCCACTTGACTTCCATACTGTAATCATTACTCAGATTGAGCAAGGCAAGTCCCCAATTCTTTTGCAGAATTATGGAGAGAAATGGTTTGATACTAATCTCAACAATTATTTCTGCAATCTGGTTCGAGACCATATTTCTCAGCATTCCCCATTTGACTTGATGTCGAATCGGCAAGTGCTTAATCAGATTGACACCAAGATACGCAAGCAGATGCAGGACTATGTGAATGCTCTATCAAAGAAAAAGCAGATGCCTATCATCATAAAGGAGGTTATCATTGGTAAAGCTACACCAAACAAGGAACAGCTTAATGAAATGAACCGCACGGCAAAGGTCGTGCAAGCCAAGCAGACACAAGAACGTGAATATGAAGTGCAGATAGCAAGAGAAAAGGCTGAGCGACAAAAGGCAAAGGCAGATAAGGCATATATGGAAGAAATGAACCTTTCCGCTGGTCAGTTTATCAACCTTAAGTGGATTGAAACAGTAGCAAATAAGCAAGGAGCAAATATTGATGTTATGGTTGGCCCTGCTGAAAGCATGTGGAATATAAGACGCAATTAATTAATTTATAAATCAAGTAAACAGAAATGAATAAAGACAAATTAAAGGTCAGTTTTGAGATTGATCGTTACAAGGTGATTGGTATGCTTTCACGTAATTGTGAGAATGCTGAAGAGTACAACGAGATTATGGATATTCTTGAAGGCAAGAATGAGTTTGTGCGTGATGCGAATGGTAACGAGGAACTTGCAAGCCGCATTTGCAATTATGCTTTAGACTCTATCTTGGTAGAGAATCCAGATTTGGCTCTCCGTAAGCGTTTGGATAAGGAACAGAAAGGCGAGGATGCTCCTGATGGATTTTCAAATGTTATCGAAATCAAAGGTGATGACGCAAAGAAACTTGTAGAAACCCTTTGTGGTATTCTTCGAAAGTAAAATACATCAAAAGAATATAAATAAACACTAAAACGCTTGCAAGAATAAGAAAAAATGCTTATCTTTGCATCGTGTTTGAAACAGATGGCCTTCTGAGAGGTCGCTTCTACCATAATAAGTCAAGACTTAGGAGTTTACGGCAGGGTTCCCAAGTTCCCCAGCTCAGCTAGACTATAACAAGGAAACTCTTATAAGGGTGAGAGACCCTAGTTGCTGCATTAGACAAGTGGTTAAGTCGCCAGCTTTTCACGCTGGTATTCAAAGGTTCGAATCCTTTATGCAGTACTAAATTGCCCTATGGTGTAATGGCAACACTACAGGTTTTGGTTCTGTCATTAGTGGTTCGAATCCGCTTGGGGCAACAAGGTGGAATTGGTATATGTTCCACAAAAGGTGCGATATTCAAGCGGTTAAAGAAGATCGACTGTAAATCTATTCCCATTGTGGGTTCGGTGAGTTCGAATCTCCCTTGCACCACGAGAATTTTTTGCATAATACGAGGAATGTAGCTCAGTAGTAGAGCACTTGGCTTGGTAACTAAGGGGGCGTTGGTGCGAATCCAATCATTCCTTTACGCTTTCGTAGCTCAGTGGCAGAGCATAGGATTTTTAATCCTAGGGTCGAAGGTTCGAATCCTTCCGTTGGCACAATGAAACACAAGAAGAGAGCCGTGAAGTTTGTTCTGTTGGAATCTCGGACATCTGTCAACGGGTAACGTAGGAAACAGATGGAGTGAATAAAGTTGTGAATAAGCTTATGGACTAGGGAAGCAAGCGGAATGGCCTCTTTTTTGTGATTCATTAGAGGGTTTAACGAAAAATTGAAGAATATGAAAAGTCCGTTAAGAATGGCAGTCGCTTTAGAAAAGAACAACAAGGTATATCCAAAAGATGTACGAAAGTTCTTGATGGGATTGTACGCCACGTTGCATTTGACAGATAACGCAACGGCTAAAGATATGGAAAAGGTGGTATATTATGCTTTTCGGAATGGCTACCTGTTAGGTGTTAAGTCTGAAGGTGGTGATGACCAAAAAGCGTATGACAGACTGCCGGATTTGGGAGTAGAAGAAGATATTGGTGATGATTTAAGAAGATAGTTGATAAAATTGGTAATTAGTTAGTAAAGTTTTTAGGCTTTGGTGTGTGAACATCGAAGCCTTTTTTATATATAATAAGGTATATAAAGAGGGTAATTGTTAATAACGTACATATATCAGTTATCGTAAGTTAAATAAACGAAGAAAAACATTAAAATACTTGCATGTTTCAAAAGTTATTTGTATCTTCAATCAAGATAAGTTGGTTGATTTGCCGAGTGACAAGTTTCACTCAATAAGGTGAGAGCGACACCAAGGGGTAAGACCCGAAACAACTAGCACAATTGATTATGTCTAAGCAGACTGGTTTTTCATTCGCAAGTTCAAAGAAGTCATTAATTGAGACTATTGACGAAATTAAGAAGTCAAAGATGCCTCGCAACGAAAAGATTGTTGCATTGAAGGCTTGCGGTCTTCGTGAGAAAGAAATCTCCGATATGTTGAAGGTCTATGTACCTAGCGGTTCTACTTCAACGAGATTTGTTTATACATTCGGTGTTGAGATAGAATGTGTTCATGCCGAGCGCAATGCCTTGATAGAGGCAGGTCGTCAGAATGGTGTTGATATTCATTCTGAGGGCTATAACCACACCGACAACAAGAGTTATTTCAAGATTGTTAGTGATGCTTCAGTTCGTGGTGATATTGACCATAACGAGGTTGTAAGTCCGGTATTGAATGGCAATACAAATGGTATGGCAACCTTAAAGAAGGCTATTAAGTCTTTGGATGCCGTAGGTGCAAGAGTAAATTCTACTTGTGGTCTTCACGTTCATATTGGTGCAGCAAAGTTGACAGGTGAGCAGTATGTTAACGTCTTCAAGAATTATCAGAAGCTTGAAAGATTGATTGATAGCTTCATGGCTCCTTCCCGAAGAGGTAATTGCCGTTGGGCAGCCAGCTTGCTTGACAAAGATTTCTCTAATTGTCACAGCAATCAAGATATTAGATTCGATGTCTTTCATGGAGATAGATATTATAAGGTCAATGCTGAGAGCTATACACGTCACAGGACAATCGAGTTTCGCCAGCATCAAGGTTCTACCAATTTCAAGAAGATAGAAATGTGGGTTAAGTTCTGCGCAAAGCTTGTCGGTTGGTCTCGCAATAATGTCTTTGCTAGTGAGGTTATGAATATCGAAGATATACCTTTCTTGAATAAAGAAGAGAAGGCTTTCTTCCAGAGTCGTAAGGATGCATTTGCAACCAATAACGATTAATTAATGTAGTCCTAGGGTAAAAGCACTAGGACACAAAGAAATCAAAGTGTTATTAAGAAAAAGAAAGGGTAAAGATATGTGTGTTATTATTGTATGTCCGAAAGGTGTTGCTTTGCCATCCGTAGATGAACTAAAGGCTGCGTATATGAGAAATCCCGATGGTTGCGGTTTTGTGAGCGAGTCTGACCATTACAAGAGTTTGCATTTCTCTACATTTATCCGTAGATTGATGAAGCGAGATATAAATGAGAATGTAATCATACATTTTAGATTTGCTACTCATGGCTCTGTCTGTGTCAAGAACTGCCATCCATTCTACAAGGCAGGTTATTGGTTCGCACATAATGGAGTGCTCCCGATTTGCACTGAGCATGATAAAACAGATAGTCAAATTTGCTTTGAACGTTTCATTTATCCTACTATCAAGAAATATGGTTGGGGTTCTGATGAACATATGAAAGAAATGAACAAATGGACAGCTCATGGTTCTAAGTTTGCAATGTTGCATAATGGTGAGATTGTGAAGTCCGGTAAATTCATAGAGCGTGATGGACGGTTCTATTCTAATTTGAATCATTTGGGTTATATGAGAAATGTAATAAACTTTTAGAAGATTAATGTTTAGGTTCTTTTTATTCGACAAGCGTCAGATGTCCGTGAGGATATTTGGCGTTTTTTTTGTTATATAAGGTGTTTTATTTTGTGTTGCTATAAATTATTCGTTTATGTGATAAAATAGCCTTAAATCGCTTAAAAATGCCGTTATTACTCACTTTTAAGCAAAAGTGAGATACTTGCAAATGGATTAGTGTGTTAATTATTCTTTTCGTATTATCTTTGCACTAGTTTTAACAAATATATCGAAAGAATGAAAGATAAAATTTTCCAGTTACTAAAACAAGAGTATAAGTCTCTTGGGTTAGGTGATGAAGTTCTTCAGGCACATGCCGAAATGCTTGATAAGATGGGGCTTGTTACTGATGACAACATCGAGACAGTGGTTGCTAGTCAAAAGAGTTTTTTGGAGTCCTTGCAAAGGGACAATGACCGCAGAGTTACCGATGCCAAGAAAAAGTTCGAGGAGGCACAGAATGCTAAAGAAGAAGCTGAACGCAAGGCTGCTGAAGAAGAAGCCAAGAAGAAAGCTGACGAAGAAGCCAAGAAAGCCGCTGAAGAAGCCGAAAAGAAACGCTTGGAGGAATTGGCAAAGAAAAACGAAATGCCGGATTATCTCAAAAAATACTTTGAAGAGCAGGCAGCAGAGAAGAAAGCTTCAGATGAAGCAAGAACCAAGGAACGTGAAGAGTTCAAGAAACTCGTTGAAACCTTGACTCAGAAGAACACAGACCAAGCCAAGACTTACAACGAACAGATGGAGGCGCAAAGCAAGACCATTAAGGAATTGCAAGAAACTATCCAAAAGCAAGCTGAGGAGGCTAAGGTTAAGGAAGAGGCTGCTGCAAAGGCAAAGGCAAAGGCAGACCACGATGCGAAGATTTTATCAAAGGCTAAGGAGTTGGGCATTCCCGAAAGTCGTATCAACGAGGGTTTCACCTTGAGCGATGATGCTACAGATGAAGCTATCGAAACATACCTCTCCAAGGTAGCGAACAACTACAAGGCGTTGCAACAACCACAATTCGGGGGCAGCTATCGTGCTAGCGAGGGCGAGCCAACAAAGGAGGACGTTGACAATGTGGCCGCATCATTAGTTCAGTCACTTTAAAAATTGAAAAACATGAATCAGGAATTGAAGACTACAAAAAAGCAAATTGTCTTTGGTGAGGATTCCGTCATTATCCAGAAATGGGAAGGCGACATCAAGGGCGGTCGTGCTTTGGATTGGACAGGCGTAAAAGATGAAGTTCTTTACGCAGGTCGTGTTATCGTGACAGATGGTAAGGGAACTTACAAGCCATTGCCTATTGAAACAGACAATTATAAGGCTTTGGGTACTGCCAGCGACCCATTGGAGCATTACAAGTATGCGGGTGTTCTCTATCGTTCCATTCTGAACGGTGAGCCAGCGGCAATTATGACTGCTGGACAAGTTAACAAGGTAGCAGCTAAGGCTGCAAATGGTGCAGACTATCCGGATGCGTTCCTTACAGCTATGCCAAAGATTGCTTTGGTTAGCGATGAGGATGCAAACAAGTTCGATGAGTCTGATGCAACCATGGACAAAGACTAAAAGAAGGAGGATAACAGATGGAAAAATCACTTTATTTTCAGTTGGTCAATAAATACTTCCCACAACTTGTTGCAAGTGTAGTAGAGAAGTTGAACGGCAAGAATCAGACTGCATTGACCTATATGTACCGAGACCACTTGACTAACACATATAGTCAGGACGGACGCTGGGCATCAATTACTGCGGAATACACACGAGTTGCTGCTGATGTTGTATCAATGGATGCAGAACTTCCATTGAAGAGCCGTGATAAGGTTTCAACCGCTGAGGGTCAAATCCCAAAGGTTGGTATGAAGCTTTACATGTCAGAGAAGCAGCTTAAGGATTTGGATAACATGATTGCGCAACGTTTGCCTCAGCCACAGATTTTGCGTAACTTGTTTGCAGACCTTCCTCGTTGTATTCAGGCGGTTTACGAGCGTATTGAAGATATGTTCCTCAGTGAGCTGTCAACAGGTGTAGCTTTGGCAACTCGTTCCGGTGGTACTGGTATCCGAATTGATGTAGGTTTTGCCGAGAAGAATAAGTTCGGTCACGGTGCTAAGGCTTGGGACGCAGAGGATGCAACTCCTCTTGATGACATCCAATTGGTTTACGACAAGGCGATGGAAGACCAAAATACCATCACTACTTGTTATCTTGATGATTACACAATCAAGTTGCTTGGCAAGAACAAGCAGGTTCGTGCTCAGTTTGCCTTCAATCAAGGCATTGCAACCAATAGTAATAGCAATATTCCTATTTTGAGCTTTGAGCAGATTGCTTCTATCTTCAGAAATAAGTGGCAGACTGACTTGGTACGTGTAGCCCGTACAATCAAGACCGAGATTAACGGCAAGAAGGGAACACACAACCCTTGGGCTAAGGGTCACATGACCTTTACATGCTATGATAACCTTGGTGATTTGTTCTGGACTAACGTAGCCGAAGCTACAAGACCAGTTGCAGGTGTTACTTATCAGTCAGCCGATGAGTATATCTTGGCTAGTCGTTATTCTACCAACGACCCACTCCGTGAGTTCACCAGCTCACAAGCAATGGTTGTTCCTATCTTGAATAACGTTGATGCTATCTATTCTTTGGACTCAACACAAGCAGTAGGTTAGGCTTATGAGAGGTGAGGTAATTAGTCCGTTCCGTGATAAGTTCCATTTTAACACCATCTATGAAGTAGGTGCAATCTTGGACTTTGACGAAGAACGCATGAACTCCCTTATCGAACGTAAGCTTTGCAAGATGTTGGAGGTGCAGAACGATAATAGTTCTGCATCTCCAAAAGACGATAAGGAAATTAAAGATACTCCTAAAAAGGAAGTCTTGAATGATGGAAAAGAAAATCCTAAAGAGGATGAAGATAAAAAATCAGAAGAGACACCTAAGAAGGAAGTCTTAAAGGAGAAGAAGGAGAGCAAGACTAAAAAGGAGAAAACCCCAAAAAAGGATGCTGCCGAGTCAACCGAAGAGACTTCTGAAAAGGAGAATGTAGAAGAGGAGCTTGACGAAAAGACTAAGAGCGAGCAAGAGGCTGCAAAGAAAATCGCTGAGGCTATGAGTCAGGCTCAGAAATAATGATGTCACATGAAGATAAGAGAATACATTTCGCAGAAGTTGCGTGCTTGGAACATAACGGATGCCCAATTGGAAGATATTTCGTCAGGTATAGACCTTGACGAAGAATATACGTCTGATAATTCGCAGGTTGTAGGCAAGGCGATGATTTCCGTAATCGAGGAACTTATGCTTGCCCCATATATGAGCAATGTGAACGAAAATGGATTCTCTGTCTCTTGGGACTACTCTAGGATAGGACAATACTATATGTGGCTTTGCCGTAAGTATGGTGTTACTCCGGATAATGAAGTGGTGGCAGCTTTAGGGCTTTCCACTATCACGGATAAGTCTGATATTTGGTAAATGTCTAGGTTATGTTATATTCCCCTCATATATTAAAGAAAAAGTTCGTGAATAAGGTTGTCAACAAGTACAACGAGGTCATTAGCTCTTCTGAGGAATGGAAAGAAATGGGGCGTTGTCGGTGCGATGACAACTCTACCGAGCATTTCACTACCGATAATGGTAGCATATATACACCGAAATATCATATTGTTTGTGACAAGTGCCAGATTTCCGAAGGTGATGAAGTCAAAGTATATTCCGATGATGGAAGTTACCGAGGAGGTGGAAAGGTCTATAATGCCCCTAAGTGCAATTATCTTGGTTATATGAGTATCTATGTCTGATGTTATAAAGGATGAGATAGACGCTTTCTTTGCACAGGGAGAAAGGGAAGTAGATGAATTTCTTGACAGGTTAGGTAAAACTGCTGTTGAGCTTGATAAGGCTAACGGAAACTACCGAAACCGCACAGGTAATCTCAGAAGGTCTAACTATAGTAATGTACATGACCACACCTTGACCCTTGGCAACAAAGCGGAATATGCGTCTGATGTTTCCTCTAGGGGATATGATGTTATAGATTCGGGTATTCAGTATATCAAGAAAGAAATCGAGGATATGCGATGATAACAGAAATAGATGCTGGTCATGTAATCTATGATGACTTGGAACTTATGGGATTGGAACGAAGACTGAAAGGACATCTGACAAAGGGTGGACTTGAGGGGGAAAGACCTTTGGTCGGTGAGAAGATTCCTGATGAAGGCATGATAGTAATCATTCCTAAGCGCATGAGTGCAGATAAGACATATTTCAACGATTGTACTATAGAGGTAAACATATTGCTCAAAGATATAGAGGGCGAGGCTAATCCTCAATTGAACGAGCTTTTAAAGAAGGCTATTCAAACCCTGTCCGACAATGAGGTCGGAAAAGCTGAGGATGTATGGTATCGTTATTCTATCCGCTCCCACGGCATAGAGCAAGAGAGTAGGTTGAGTTGCCATTACGCAAACATTACTATTGATTTTGAAACATTAAACGTAAGATAAGATGAAACCATTTATTGGAATCAAGAGAATTTGGTATGGTGCTCCTCTTACCGAGGCAAATACACCTGCTAAGTTGGCTACATGGTTGAAAACCGCTACAGAGGTTAAGAACAGCCATGAGGGAACATGGGGATATTCTCAGGATGACCCTAGTGTTACCGAGTACAAGAACGAGCTGAACGGACAGGTTTACTATCGTGACAAGACCGATGAGGGTGCTAAGACAATTACATTCTCTATTGGTGTCTTTTCATGGAAGAATAAGGTAGACTTGCAGGGTGGTAAGATGTACAAGGCAACTGGAGAAGAGACTACAACGGAGGCAGATGCAGTAGGTTGGTCTTCTAGCCAAGATTTGGCTAATATCAACAAGTGTATCGTTGCTCAGACCAAGACAGGGAACTACATCGTTTTCTCAAATGCGGCTATCGTTGCCAAGGGTGACCAGCAGGATAAGAATATCACTTTGGGTATTTCTGCCGTTGCTATGGAAAGCGAGACCGATGGTGTGGCTGGCGAGTACCAATGGGAAGGCTCTGCGGTTGTAGAACAAGAATAAGACATAGGCAACAAATGATAGAGGGGGATGGTGTTAATGCCGTTCCCCTTTTTTAATATTCAGAACCATGAGTAAGGCAAGTAAATTAGTTACGGATGCAATTCTTGGAGAGGACACCGTAACGATAATCGTGAATGGAAGGGCTTATTACGTTTCACCACCTACAATTATAAAATTGGTCAAGGCGGCTAAATACCTTGATAGTTTCGAAGAGGGCAAGACCTTAGCAGAAGTCTTATGCATGCTTAAGAATTTGGATGATGCTTGCAAGGCGTTGTCCGTATTCATACAAGGCGATGAATCCATTAGTGATGAATTATCTAAAGGAACGCTTGAAGAGGTTGTCAATGGCTTACAAACGGCTTATTCCTTAATCTCTATAAAGGATTTTCAGACGCTATCAATTTTGGCGAAGAGTGCGGCAAGGATGATAGCAAAACCACGACCATAGGTAACGATACACTCTTAGGACAGATTGCATCTTTTATGGATAGTCTGCATTTATCTTACCAAGAAGTCGTGAAAGAGATACCTTATAGAAACTTATTGCTGATGGCAAAAGACAAGCAAAGAGTAGCATGTGGTGATGTAATGTATGAGGTAACGGAAGAAGAGTTTGGCATGAACTTCAAAAAAGGATAAGTTTAAAATAATGCAAATAAAGTATTAAAAGCACTAAAATGCTTGCAAGTTAGCGAAATATTATTTATCTTTGCAAGCGCAGAACAAAAAAGGATAAAATGGCGATTTAAGAAATTGATAAGATATTAGAGACACGAAACCCGATGGACTATACCGAAAGGCAGTCCGAGTCACTATTCCTTTGACTTTGCAATCGGTAGTTTCGTGTTTTTGTGTTTAAAATAAGATGCAAGACGTAAGGTTGATATTCGAGATACTGGTTTCCATGTTGCTTTGCGTTTGTCTCATATTGCTTGCTGTAAGTAGATATAGGCAAAAGAAAAAACGTGAAGAACCGGAGCGAAAGGAAATGGACTTGATAGACTTCTTTTCTTTGGGAGGAGTTGCCTATTATTGGAACAAAGGTGGTAAGCAGCAGAAATGCTACACATACGAAGAATTTCTGAAAATCAAGGCTGACTACGTGGAGCTTTGGTTGAATCAGAACAGATATATTTTTAACTCTCAATTAGATTGCGATGATATATAGAGTATTTGTTTTGTTTCCGACAATAGTAGTATCAGATGGTATTGTTGGTATAGCTTGGCTAGGAAAGTTTTTTAGCTGGCGATATGGAAAGAACAAGAAAAAGAGCAAGAATGTGTCCTTAATGATAGGATATAACACAGGAATGTCTCTTAAGTCAAAAATAGACGATAACGCTGCGGATGATTATTTAAGACGCATTGTCGAAGAAAACAGAATCTAAATTCAAGGGTTAGAGTCCCTTTTTTACAACCATATTACTTGTGGTTATTTTTATACATCGGTTTTTATTAACGATTGTTTTTTATGGTAGATAAATGTATAAAAACGAGCACAAGTTCCCTTATAGATGGACTAAAAAAGATGCTAATTTCACAAAAGACAAAGGTAAGGTGATGTCTTGCTTTTGTTGTGGAGGTGGAAGTTCCTTTGGTTACAAACTAGCTGGCTACGATGTTGTAGCCTGTAATGAGATAGACCCAAAGGTTATGAAGATGTACTTGAAGAATCACGATGTCAAGTATTCTTTCAATTGTGATATTCGTGAGTTGATTACCAATATCAATATGGGGGGGCATATTATGAAAGAAGAGTTGCATAATTTGGATATATTGGATGCTAGTTTCCCATGTTCTGTATTCAGTATTGCAGGTGACCGCCAAAAGGCTTGGGGAAAGGAAAAAGTATTCCGAGAAGGTCAGAAGGCGCAAAGGCTTGACGATTTGGCTTTCTACTCTATTGACCTTGCTAAAGAACTAAAGCCAAAGGTGGTGGTTTTTGAGAATGTCCAAGGTTTGTTGCAAGGTGAAGCTATCGAGTACGTGAAAGAGATTTACAAGCAGATGGATAATGCCGGATATATCTTGCAGCATTGGTTGCTTAATGCACGTAATATGGGTGTTCCTCAGAATCGACCTAGGGTGTTCTTTCTAGGATTACGCAAAGACCTTTGCGAGCCGTTTATGGTTCAGAAGGATTTGTTCGAGCGAGTGCCTAAGATAGATATGGACTTCAACGAGAAAGAAATTGTCTTGGATGAGTTCTCGGACTATAATGGAAGACAGATTCCTAAAGGAATGATGAAGTATTGGGAGTATAGAAACGAAAAGGACAATTCTATCGGTGATATTGTCAAGCGGATGGATAATCGTCTTTCTATGTTCAATAATATGTTTCTTAAAAAGAACAAGGTATGCAATACCATATCAGCAATGGAAGATAGACTTGTGTATTATGATAATCCAAGTTATCTTTCAGCACATGATACGATTTTAGCATCAACATTTCCGATGGATTATGACTTTAATGGCATGAAACCTTGGTTTGCTTGCGGAATGTGTGTTCCTCCTGTTATGATGGCTAATGTAGCTACAAGAATCTGGGATTGTTGGTTATCAAAGATTAAAAAGGAGGAATGCGCATGATAACAGCAAGTATGACATCGGGAGAGATGCGTAGAGTACGAAACTTAGATGAAGCTAGAATCTATGAGTTTCAGATGCGAAAAGCTAATGAGCTTAAACGTGAAATGAGAAAGCAGAACGTAAGACAAATAACAAAGACCTTTGAGCTTGCTACACCTAATGCCGATTATTTCATCGTTGTAGGTGTAAAACATGGCGATGTATTTGCTTCCGGTTTGTTCATTTATCTGAAGGAAACCAACGAGTATATTCCTATGAGTAGAAACGAGGGGTATAGCGAAGATTGTTTTGCTATGAGCGTTCATTTTCTGAAGAGATTTGCAGAAAGGTTTTTGAAAAAAGACTTACCGATTCTCAAGATATTGCAAAAGATATATACATCGTTTACAGGTGCTGTTCAGCTCTATAGTGATGACAAGACAAGAAGAGTGGTATTTGCTATTCCGGAAGGGCTTATACTCACAGAATACGAGCAAGAAAAGCATATCATCCATTACAAAACCTTTGTAAGCATGGATATGCTAAAGAAGACACAGAAGCGAAGTTATGAGAAGATAAGTGCATTTCTCATGGAGTCTTGTCAGCAAATAGCTAAAGCAAGAGACACCGGAAATGACGAAAGGCTGTGCGTTGTGTACAGAAGGTTTTACAATGATATTGATTTGCTAGATACAAAGGAGGCGCAAGCCATATATTCAAGTTTCTTTGAAAAAGGAGGTAACAATGAAAGATAAATGTATAACAAGGTTTCTTGGTGATATAAAGCCTATAAAGAATTACGAAAGGTATTATGTTAGCAAGCTGGGACATGTTTTTACTATTGGGAGAACGTCTCAATTAAAGGAAATCGTACCTTGCAAGACACCAAAAGGTTATCTGAAGGTATGGCTTTACAAGAACGGAAAGCGCAAGATGTTTTATATCCATCGTTTGGTAGCTCAGGCTTTCTTGGAGAATCCAGAAGCGTTGCCGATGGTGAATCATAAGGATTTCGACAAGACGAATAACGATGTAGACAACTTGGAGTATTGCACCGCAAGATACAATGTGATTTATTCTGCTATAGCAAAGAAAACCTCTTCCGAATATTTGGGTGTGACTTGGAATAAGAGTGTAAGAAAATGGCAAGCGCAGTATCAGATAGGTAAAAAGAAAATATATATAGGTTGCTTTGATACGCAACAAGAGGCTCATGAAGCTTATGTTAACGCTATAAAAGAGATTTGATATGCTTGAATTTGATAGAATATACAATTCCGACTGCATAGAAGGAATGAAACAAATAGAGAGCGGGAAAGTAGATTTAATTGTTACTGACCCACCATATTGTATCTCCTATAAGACGGGACGGAGAGCAGACGGCCATCGTTTTTCGAAGGAAATACTCAATGACGATAATGAGCAATTGATTATTGATTATATGAGCGAATGCTACCGGATTTTGAAGGATGATAGTGCTGCTTATATCTTCTGTAGTGCCAAGACCTTGGACTTTTTTATGCAACAAGCGAGGAACGCAGGGTTTACCATTAAGAATGTGCTCATTTGGCGAAAGAACAACCATACGGCTGGAGATTTAGATGCGCAATATGGTCAATGTTACGAGCCAATCCTGTACTTGAATAAAGGCAGACGAATCATAAACGGCAAGCGTTTGGAGGACGTGTGGGACTTTGATAGAGTTCCATCAGATAAATTGGTACATCAGAACGAGAAGCCAATCCCCTTGCTAATGCAATGCATCTTGAAATCATCGAACGAAGGAGATTTGGTGTTTGATGGCTTTATGGGCAGCGCAAGTACTGCTCTGGCTTGTATGCGGACAAATCGGAATTACCTTGGTTTTGAATTGGATGAGGATTATTTCAAGGTGGCACAAAGAAGAATTAAGGAAGAATTGTTTAATCAAAAAGATATGTTTGGATATGCTGGAGTTAAATAGAATTTATCAAGGTGATTGTCGAAAGCTTTTAAAGCTGATTGATAGTGATAGCATAGACCTCGTATGTTCCGATGTGGCTTATCCGGTTCGGTCTAGGGGTGGCTCAGGGAGTATGGGAGGATATTGGACGGAATCTCAAACAAGAAAGGGCAAGATATTCAAGAGTAACGATATTGATATTTCGGACTACATCAATGATTTGTACCGGATATTAAAGGACAGGTCGCATTGCTATCTGATGTGTAATGATTATAATTTAATGCACTTTCTTGATGTGGTAGGAAAGAGTGAGTTCCATTTTACCAAATGCTTAATATGGGATAAGTGCGCAAAAATATGTGGCCGCTATTATATGGCACAGAAAGAGTATATCATCATGCTACGCAAAGGTGGTGATAGACCGATAAATGAATGTGGTACATCTGACATTCTGAGTGTTCCTATTCCAACCAACAAGCGCAAGGATAAGGATGGTTTGATTAATCAGACTGAAAAACCTGTAAAGTTGATGGAGATATTAATTAGAAACTCGACAAATGTTGGTGATGTTGTTCTAGACCCATTCATGGGGAGCGGTACAACGGCAAGAGCTTGCGTAAACCTTGAAAGAAAGTATATAGGCTTTGAAATAGACCAGCGTCAAGTAGATTTTGCTAATAACGAATTAAAGAATATGAGTAGGCAGTTAAGTCTGTTTTGAAACTATGGATATGTGCAAGGTGTTTTGTTGCAATCCTGTTGTAAGAAATGGGAATAAAGAAACAACGGATGCTCTTATAAGAGCTATGAGAGACGAAGCCTTAAAACGAGGGTTGGTACGTGATGAATTGATAGGTTTTTGCAACCGATTCTTGAGAGAAGGCGAAATCAAAGCTTGTATAGAGCATTTGCTAGATAATTTCAAACGTTATTTTTGGAGGTATCATTGATATGAGAAGAAGAAAGTTGAACAAGTCTCCAGTGCTAGGCTTCTGCGGATTTGTTATCGGTTACGAATGCAAGGAAAAGGGAATAAAGCTGATGGAGTGCGATAAGGCGCAAGCAGATGCAATCATAGTTCCTCATCACTTTTCACACAAGGTAACGAAGAATAGTTGCTTGAATCTTTTGGTATTGTATAAGGATAAGATAAGGGGTGCAATGCAAATAGGGTATGGAATCCGACCTCACATCAAGACTGAAAAGGGCGAAGTGTTGGATTACCATCAAGTGAGGGAATTTGACAGAATGTGGTTGTCTGATGATATGCCAAAGTTTAGCGAGACGATTTGCCTATCTCTCTTGCATAAGTATATTAGGGCAACACATAAGGAAATCAAGTACCTTATATCTTATGCCGATACGTCCATAGGTAACAAGGGAACTATATATAAAGCTGCAAACTATGAGCATATTGATACCATTAAGGCAGATTTCTATGTGTTACCAAGTGGTGAGCGTGTGCATCCGGTTACGATGTGGCATCGGCACAAGACAAGAGCATGGGAGGTTCTAACGAAGCTATACCCAGGAATAAAAAAGGCAGAAGGGTTTCAACTTAAATTTCTGAAGAAGTTATGAAGAAAAGAAATAAATGTATTCCTCGTCATTTGCATCCAGATCCTGAGCATTGGGTTAGAAAAGGTCAATCTTGGAAGGCGAAGGTAGCTTATGAAAGCGAGGATGATGCTTGGGAATTTCTGAATCAGAATCCGAAGTTACGGGCACAAGGTATGGCGGTGTATCGGTGTAGGATATGCAACAAATATCATATAGGGCACAAGAACAACAAATAAAAAATATAAACAGCAATGATAGTAATAAAAATCAAAACATGGAAAGACTGGAAGAAGGACTTTCTTGATTGGGTGCAAGCACCTCGACGCAGAACTTGCAAGGATTATGTAGACTATATGGAGGCTTTGCAAAATCGTGTTCTCTACAAAATAATAGCCGATACTTGCGATAAATACGACAATATGCGTGATGGGCAAATCCAAGAAATCACAGAAGCAGTCGAAAAATGCGTGGCTGAGTGTGCTAAAGAAGCACGCAAGTTAATCGATGAATGTCAGCCCGCAAAATTCTTCTAAGGCTGTAACTTTCATTACACTGCCGTGAAATGGTTTAACTGATAGATTTAGAACAACAAAGTATGATAGAGCTGAATAAGATATATAATGAGGATTGTCTAGTGGGAATGAAACAGATTCCGGACGTAAGTGTGGATTGTATTATCTGCGATTTGCCTTATGGCGTTCTCAATAAAAAGAGTGAGGGCGGTGGCTGGGATAGCATTATTCCGTTTGAACCATTGTGGAAAGAATATCTGCGCATAACAAAACCTAATGCAGCGATTATTCTTTTCTGTCAAGGTATGTATACCGCACAGCTTATGATGTCGCAGCCGAAACTTTGGAAATATAATCTTATTTGGAGCAAGCAGCGGGTAACAGGCTTTTTGAATGCCAACAAGATGCCTCTGCGCTCGCATGAGGATATTGCCGTATTCTATCGGAAACAACCTATCTACAATCCTCAGATGGTAAAATGTGCGCCACATCAAAGAAATCATCGAAGAGGCGACGGTTCTCATAGTTTGAAACGAGGTTGCTATGGCGATCATAAAGAAGTGCCTACTATCGTATCAGATGAGAAATTTCCAAAGAGCATTCTCTGCTTCGACAAGGAACATTCTGCCGACACTTTCCACCCCACTCAAAAGCCAGTCGCTCTTATTCAGTACCTCATCCGTACCTACTCCAACGAGGGCGACACCATCTTAGACAACTGCATGGGCAGCGGCACTACCGCCATCGCCTGCATCAGAGAAAAGAGGAACTTCATCGGCTTTGAGATGAACAAAGAATATTACGACAAGGCTTGTAAGCGCATTAAGTTAGAAATGATGCAACCAAGCCTATTCTAAAACGTAAATAGTTGAGAATATGAAAAAAGAAGATAGACTTAAAATATATCGCAAATACGATGGGCATTGTGCTTATTGCGGCAAGAGTATAGAGTATAAGGATATGCAGGTTGACCATCTTGTTCCGAAGAATCGAGGTTGTTACTCTCGGTGGAGCGACAAGGAGGGAAAGTTTGTCGTATCCCATGGCGATGAATCCATGGAGAACTATATGCCATCTTGCAGGTCTTGTAATCTTCGTAAGCGTGATATGAGTTTGGAACAATTTCGCTCAGAGATTACTAGACAGGCTAAAGGATTGCTTAATGGTAAGGCTTCTTTCCAAGTAAAGATGTCGCTTGCTTATGGTTTAATCGAAGAGCACTTTGATAGACAAATTGAGTTCTACTTTGAGAAATTTAAATAGTTGGGAATATGAAGAAGTTTAAGAAGTCGATAGAGATTAGCACTGAGAATATTTCAGACGTTCTTCAAGTGCCAATTGTTACAAGTTTATACAAGACTAAGAATTTTAAAAATCCTTGTCTTGAAGGTAGTAGCGTTCCTTATGATACTATAGCACTGATGTATGTTCATATCGAAGGCTTTGATAGCGATTTTTGTATTAACCAAGGCAACATTCTCGCTCTTGACATTTGTGATACTTGGTATGCCTTTTCAAGAGCAGGGTGGGAGAAACATAAAAACGATGAGGTATGAAGAAGAAAGGATATTACGAATACGACCAGCCCATTTACCCACACTTATTGTGTGTTGGGGTTGGGTTGCAGTTTGAGGATGCAAAGAAAGCATTCTTGAATAATGATGGTACGGATATTGAAAAGTACGATTTTTTAAATGGTGATGGATTTACTTATTACGGACTTCACATAAGAGAAACAGGAAGAAAGTGCGTTCTTGTTTTATTCAGTAGCAGTAAGGCTATGCGTATGAATGTAATTTGTCATGAGGCTAGTCACGCTTGTGATGCTATCGAGGGTAATATTGAAATGGAACATGGTGGAGAACCATCTGCCTATCTGATAGGTTGGATAGCATCATGTATCAATAAGGCTCGTTTGGAAATTGGAGATTTTGTTGAAATCGTAGATAAGGAAGAAAAATAGCCCAAAGGCAAAATACCCTTTGGTGTTTACCCCATCACTATATATAATAATGTAGTGGTGGGGATTTTTGTGTTAACGTCAGCAAATTATTTGTTTGTATTATTATAGAGTGTTAAAAGCTATAAGAAATACATTAAATAACTTGCATATTTCGAATATTCTTTGTATCTTTGCAATGTAATTAAGAAACAAGGTTACTAATTTTAAAAAGGTGAGACACACCATAAAAACTGTAAGAAGAAAATGAAAAAGTTTTTTGAAAACTTATCTGAAAAGATTGAAGATGCGGCTTTTGAGGCGCAGCTTGATGATTTTACTTGCGAGTTTGATGCTATTAACAAACCAGCCGAAATCGTAGTGTCTGTTAAGAGTAGAAAGGTTATTCATTCAAATGGAAACGTTTCTTCTTATCCATATTACAATGTAGATAAGATTAATATCTATGATGAAGACGGAAAAGACGTTTCTTCAAAATATCCTTTGTTCTGCCAAAGAGTTAAGGATTGCGTGCCTTCTTATAAAGGTGTTGAGAATGACTTGACGGAGGCAAATATGAGCGATACCGAGCTTTATTTCGGCTCAGAGGCTAATTATTTGCATTACAAGTATGGTAACTAAATGGTTTGGATATGGAGTACGAAAATAACTTTGTAGGTCTTTCATCTGTAACGAGTCACGCCCTTGAAATATTAAGGTATGAACTAGAGTATGGATGGACATTGGCTCTTATGCCAAATGATGTGTGGTACAACTAATTACTTTTAAAATTTCAAATTATGGCAGAATATATGAGCTTCTTCTAGAAGAACCATTCAGAGAAGATGTTGGAGATATTGAACTTCGCCTTGCTACGGACTCAGAGAAGCAGCAACTCTTTGAAGCATTAGCTAAGGAAAGCAAACAATGGGATGCTGGCAAGAAAATGATTATTGACTTGAAGCAAAAAGTCGAGCTGAAGCCATTCGATAAGGTGTTGGTTAGACATCAAAAAACAGAGGAATGGAGTGCAAATATATTTAGCCATACAGATAAGACAGATGAATATCTTGACTATGTATGTGTTAATGGTAGATGGGAGTTCTGCATCCCTTACGAAGGCAACGAATCATTGTTAGGTACAACTAAAGACGTGGAGGATAGATATGATTAGAGACGATGCAAAGATAATTATAACACCAACTAGTGTATTACTTAAAGAAGCCTTGACTAGTGAAGAAATCAATGAAGCTCATATCTATAGAGGTTATGATTGCATTCCGCAACTAAAGTATGCTGGCAACCCTCCTAGTGGCAAGGAAATCCGTAGAACTAGGAGAATGTTAGAACTCAGAAAAAGAAAGGGTAGATTATGAATGATGAAAGCATAGATGTTAACATTAGTTTTATCAATACTGATTATTTCTCAGTATCTGTAAGGGATGGGGCTATTTCAGTTATTGGTAGAATAACCAAGTTAGAGATGGAAAAATTTATAAAGGCTCAATATTTCGAGATTAAAGAGGTATTGGATAAAAATAGCAAGAAAGGAAGATAATTATGATAGACGACAAGAAAATAGAAGCTGCAAAGCAAGAAATCTATGAAGATAGATTCCTGTTAAATGGCGAAGAAGTAGTCTTCGATAATGATGCTAAAGAGGAAATGTTCTATGAAGGGGACATTAAGGAAGCTATCGGGCTTGGTGCTAAGTGGGCTATCAATGAGTTCTTGAACGATTTGAATAAATTGCTTCATCCTGCTAGCGAAGTTCCTAGAAATGATAACGGAAAGATTCTCGCATTCTCAAAAGTGAATAGTAATATAAAGCTCTACGATATGAACGCTATGTTAAATGAAACTGCTTGTGACACATATCAAGAAATGTGGGAAATTAGAGTTAGAGCATATACTTTTACTGATTGGGTATTTGTGGAAGAACTACTTGATTTAATTGTCAAAGGAGGTGAGTAATGAAAGAGCTTAAAGATTTAGTTGAGGGCGATGAAGTACTAGTTACAGGTATGTATCATAGACATATCGCCAAGGTTGATAAAGTGACAAAGACTCAAATTATTGTTAATAACGCTAGATTTAGAAGAGATTCTGGCTGGCAATGTGGTATCGATAGATGGGATAGGAAAAGTATATCCGTTCCCCAATATAAGAAATAAACCCTTCTGCTACATCTAAGTAATAGTACCATCTGTTTTGTGTTCTCCATCCATTCTTCTCTAGAATCTCAGTAGTGAGAGGAATCGGAGATACCTCATCATTATAAGTTTGAATCCAATCGTCTTTAGAAGAACCTTGAAACCCTTTACCAATAAATACAACAAGACTATAGCAACCTTTTCTTCTTAAAAAAGTATTTGTTACGAAACCTATTTTTCCAGTAGCTTTTCCATATTCAATTTTTACTATATCTCCTGGAATATATTCTAATTTATCCATACGTTTTACTTTTTATTATCCATCATAAGAGCCATTTCACATACCTTGTGACACATTTGAAGTACGTCTGATATACTTCTAGTGCTCCAATTATAGTACATTCTTCCGTGGTCTTCGGTTATTACTACAACCTGTCTGTCACGGAGGATTCGCCATATCATTTTCAACTTCTGTTTCATACGCCTAGTCTTTTATATATTCATTTACTTCACACAGAACCTTTTCTAGCAGGTTCTTTAGAATCTTCAATTCATCATTTGAATATGTAGCTATAGGATAACCATCAAGGGTAGTTTCGCCAAAGAAGCTACGACTTATCTTTAATGAGTGTTTATTCTTTTTCATTTTTCTTTGCCTTTTACAATATTGTACACTTGTTTTAACTCATCTGTTGATAAGCGTTTGAAATCAAAAGAACTGATAGAGTAGATGAGAGTCTTACGAAGATTCTCTTCTTTAACATCTGATATTTCCTTTTCTGTAGGAACGGATAGACTTTAAGCATAAATCTAATAAAGGTCATCTATATGTAGAGGTTGATGGAAATAATATGGTAGAGATACAATACTGCCACGAACTCCAGCATTTTCTCTTCGGTCTAGGACTTAACTCAGAAATGGAGGTGTAGGTATGAGTGTAGCAACACAAGTAAATTACCATTGCCCTTTCTACGGAAGAAAATGTTACCAATGCGGTTATTGGAATCGTAGAGGAAATGAATGTGAGATAATAACTCATCAAGACAGAAAGATTTGATGTTTAACCTAACATTTAAAGATATGACAAAAGAAGAATTAGAAGCAAAGGTTACTAAGAAACAAAATCTTATTAATGCTATAAATGACGAGATTCTTTCTTACGTAACGGAATACATTGAGGGCTTACCATACAAGGTTGGCGATAAAGTTAGCTGCTCTAGATGTGATGTTTGTTGGATTGAGACCATCACACCAGAACAATATAATAGTTACTATACAGGCGATATTGTAATAAGAATCAACCCAGCCAAGAAAGATGGCACTCGCTCGAATAGATTGTTTGTACTATTTGGCATGGAAATCGATAGCATCAAGAAGATTGATTAACCATCCTGCAAAGGATATAAATAGATAGTAATATGGAAATAATACCAGCTTGTATCAACTGTAAGCATATAAAACGACAATATGGCGTCTTATATTGTGATGTTGATAAGTCAAGAGTAGAAGAATCTGATTGTTGCGATGGTGATAATTGGAATTTTGAAAGTATATTTAAATAAACTAACCACCCTCTACTTGGCAACAGGGAGGGGGGGGAGGGAAGAAGAGAAAATGGAAGTATGGATAAGAAAGAGAAATCAATCAATAGTCATATTGGTAAGGCTATAGGCTATTCAGATAAAGCTCATTACGAGTTGCAAACCGCTCTAAATATTGCTTTGGAAGGAAAAGGGCTTAGTGACGAGGAAAAGGAACTTCTAAGCGTTGACTTTGCAACGGGACCAGAAGAAGCCGTAGAGCGTGTTGCTGATGGTAGTTGTAATGATGAACATACCAGTGCCTGGGATAGCTCAATTAGAGACTGCCGAATATCTGAGGTATATCGCATGACAGGTGAGCAGATACGTGAATATTTTAATTTGTAACTATGGATAAGAAGAAAGTTAAAGAGCTGATACAAGAAGTTATCAACAGCAATATTGATAGCTTGGAATTTGGATGCGATAAGCATAATGCTCCTTTGAGAAAGGCAAATAGCTTATTGCATGATGCTTTGATAGAGTTAGGAAAGTCAGACTGGGTATCTGTTGAGGATGGGTTGCCACCTTATGGAGAGAATGTTCTTGCTATATCAAAAGATGGGTATATGAATGTGTCTTACAGACGTAAGATTCCAAGAGATAAAATTAGTAGAGAGGTTATGGATGATAACGGATTCATTCTAAACTTCAATTTGCATTGTAGCACTATCACTCATTGGAAACCTATTGATAAGTTGGAGGAATAGTTATGGATAAAAACGTTTGTGATAACACATTAGTCTTTGGCAGTTGCCATGCTAGAAGCTGTATTGAAGTACCTTCTTTGAACGCAGGAAAGGCTAAATGGAAGGCTTTCTATGATAAGTTCCCTTGGCTTAAAGGTCAACCTTTCTATCTTAGACGTTCATGCTTCTGGGATGGAGGTGAAAGAAATCTGAAGGCAATAAAAATAAAACTTAAAAAGATATAGTTATGGCATGGGTAGCAGTTAATTATCATGGTGTGGAAGTTATTCTTTCAGATAGACCGAAGAAATTATTCCGTAGGTTATGGGGCAATGATAAAACCCAGATAATTCCTCTTCCACAAGGCTCTATCAAGAAGCTCATCGGAAGAGAGCTGTCTTGGCAAGATGAGCCAGTTGAACTTAAAGAAGAATAGCTTATGTTTGGATTTTATGTTATACTTACCCTAGCTGTTCTATATATAGCTTTTATGGGTGGAGTTATCGGTTATTTAATTGGTAAATATTGGAAGAGATAAATATGAGCATGCAAATATGTAAGGAAGCCTATCAAGAATTGATAGACGGAGATATAGAATGGCTTCTTAGACAGCCTAGAGACCTCGAAAGAGACCATATAGAGACAGTGCTAAGAAAGAGTGTTGAACTTTTATACGGAAAGGAGAAATAGATATGGAAGTATTAAAAGACATAAGTCAGTTAACAAAAGGTTGCGGAGTGACATTTATTAAAAATGATATTTTCCACTTCTACGAGTACCTTATGGTACACCCTAATCGTGAAACCTATTATCTTTTTATAGATAACTGGACGCAAGACGTTGTACGAATACACGTCAGCGAACTCTTAAATGGAGATTACTATATAGGTGAATATGATACTGTTTTCGTTAATAAAAAGATGATAGAATTTTATAAACGTATGATTCAGTGTCACGAGAAGAGAATTAAAGAGAGTTTAAAGAAAAATAGTTATGGCAACATATAGAATAGTAGACATGTATCGCAAAAGCAAGGCTGTTAAAGGCATACATTACGATTCTCAGGATAATCCAATCCTTGCTTATCGTGTAGATAAGAGACATTCATTGTTATTTGGACTTATCCATTATTGGGATTATGGTGCATATAACCTTTGCCCAACGTATTTGTTTTCTTCTATCGGTAAAGCAAAAGAAGCTATATTAAAGGTAGATAAAAGTAAAAGAATAACAATTTTATATGAATAGCTTATGAAAATAAAAAACATAAAATTCAAGGCTAAGCAGCTCAACTCAGGAAAATGGTTTGAGGGCGATTTAGTACGTCTTGGGAATAGGGTATGTATAGGAGGAGACCATATAAAAGATGGTATAACTGACGTTGACCCTTCTACAGTCTGTATGTTCACAGGGTTGAAAGATTGTGAAGGAAATGAGACTTGGGAAGGTGATATTCTACAGGATGTTGATGATGACGATATTAAGTATGTTGTTATTTTCGATGTAGGCGCATTCCTTGCACGAAAGGAAGGTCTATATACAAGTATTCCTCTTCACGAATGTGTAGGTAGCTTGGGTAATGATGTAATAACTTATGCAAAAGTTGTCGGCAATAAATTCGATAAGAAGGAGTAGTGTATGAAAAGTATATTCTCTATGTTTGCTTATTGGGATAGAGTACATCAATTCCCAGACGGGCATATTAAAGTAGAAAATAATTTAGCGTGGAGAAGAAAATATCTCCATGTTCTCAGTAGAAACAAACAATTAATCTTTTAGCGTATGAAAAAAGAAACAAGAAATGTAGTAGTTCTCGATTGGGAGGATAAAATTAAGCTACAACAATTTATCAAGGATTTGGAACAAATCTCTGAGACTTACCAAAGGCCTTGTAAGGAACTTACAGGTATCAATAATACAATTTACTATCTCAAAACGATTGAGGAGGAAATTAATTAAGATATGAGACTTTTAAAGAAAGATAAGCTAACGGCATATTGGGATAAGAAAGAGAACTGCATTGGTGCTTATCATCCTCTAGGGTTTATGACTCAAACAGATGCTCATTATCTTTTCGATAAGGTCTTCACCAAAGAGTTTGTCAAAGAAATGACTGATAGAGGATATGATGTTACAACGATGAAGTTTGAAATCTCTCCCAAGTTGCCGAACTATGAGCGATTCAACGGCTTATCAGAGAAGTATTACGGAAAGAAATAGTAGCGTATGAAGAATAAGATTTTAAACTTAATTAAGTCAGCCGTTTGGTTTGTCTTGTGTTTGTTTGTAGGAGCATTGATTTTTGAGGGCATTCGCTCTTTGGCTAATAGCAATGAACCTGCAAAGAAGATTGGTATGTCAGTATTCACTGAGGAAGGACACGATTATCTGGTTGTGGACACGAAACATGGTGTTTGCGTTATCCACGCTGAGAGTTGCCCTTGTCGTAAAAAGAAGTAGCGTATGGAAAATAATATGTTTGAAGATATTGTTGCTGAAGGCAATATAGTTGTGATAAATAATAATTGGATTGTGTTATGTAAGCGTTGGAGACCAGAGTGTTACAATCTCTTCTGCTATCTTTATCTTCATAAGGAAGATAAGAATTTAATGGTAGGCTCTCATTTCACAATGACCGAGGATAAAAAGAAATCTACTCGGTTGGCTACCAACGAGGAGCGTCTTATGCTTTTTGAAGAAATGTTCAAGTATGGAATTGCTTTCGATAAGCACGACCATCATTTGATTGGAAAATTGATTAGCGTATGAAGATTAGACTAGCAAAGAAGATAATGAAGCAAGCTCGTCATCTAAGTACGGCAAGTGATTATTGGTACAGAAGATTAAGAGATTTTGAGTACAAAATATGCTATGGCTTTGTTGGTAAAAAAGACCACCGCATCACCAAGGCGATAAGTTTAACAAGTAAAAAGAGAAAAATGAGAATAAAAGATACTGACACTTTTGTGGATTTAAGTAAAGAAGATAAGGATGCTTTAGATACTTGGGCACATTATTGTAAACAACATGAAGGTTATGAAAGAAATGAAGAAGGAAACTAGACTAAAGGTATATCGTATGTATGATGGTCATTGTGCCTATTGTGGCAGGACTATAGAGTACAAGGATATGCAAGTAGACCATATTGTTCCCAAAAACAGAGGAATGTATTCCAGATGGGATGAGAAACAAGGCAAGTTCGCAGTAACTCAAGGCGAGGATAGCTTAGAGAACTATATGCCAGCTTGCCGTGCTTGTAACTTCCGTAAGAGGGATATGACCTTAGAACAGTTCAGAGCAGAAATAAAGAGGCAGGCGGTTGGCTTGCTAAGTGGCACTGCCAAGTTTCAAATGAAGATGAGTATTGCCTATGGTCTTATTATTCCTCAGTTCGATAAGAAGGTAGTGTTTTATTTTGAGAAAGTTAAACGTAAAGATTAAGAGATATGAATGAGTTTACAAAGATTTTCGCAAAGACAATAGAAGATGAAGCTATCAAACAGATAGAAACCCTATCTAATAGCGAGGCTTACAATAGTTGTAAAATAAGAATAATGCCAGATTGCCATGCAGGTAAAGGATGCACTATTGGCACGGTAATAGAGCTTGATAACAGAGTAGTTCCTAACACTGTTGGAGTAGATATAGGCTGCGGCATGAAAGTCGTAAGACTTGGTAAAGTTGATATTGACTTGCAGAAATTTGATGAAGCAGTCAATAAGTTGATTCCGTCTGGTTTTAATGTCAACGAGGGAGAAGTATCAGCCTGCATAAACGGATTGGTTGATGGTTGTATGTTTGGCAAATTCCGTGCTTGGGATTGTCTTGACAGCATGGAAATAGTATATCGTTCTGTTGGAAGTCTTGGCGGTGGCAATCACTTTATTGAGTTAGATGCAAATGAAGAAGGAGAGAAGTTTCTTGTGATACATACAGGAAGTAGAAACCTTGGTGTTAGGGTATGCAACTATTACCAAAAACTTGCCTACGAGTATTGCCGTAAGAAAATAGCTGATAAGTCTGAGGTTATTGCCAAGCTAAAAAGCGAAGGCAGAGAAAATGAGATACAGAGTGTTATTAAGTCATTAGGTACTAAAAATATAAGCAAGGAACTTTCTTACTTGGAAGGTGATTTGCTCAATGACTACCTCAATGATATGCGCATAGTTCAAAAATATGCTGAACGAAACAGAATGATTATCGCCAACAGACTTGTAAATGCTTTAGGTGTAGATATTGATGCTAATTCAGATAAGTATTCTTTTACAACCATTCACAACTATATAGATACAGACAAGGGTATATTGCGAAAGGGAGCTATCAGTGCAAAAAAGGATGAGGTAGTCATTATCCCAATGAATATGCGTGATGGTTCTCTTATCTGCAAGGGAAAAGGTAACAAAGATTGGCTATGCTCTGCCCCTCATGGCGCAGGTAGATTAATGTCTCGTACACAGGCAAAGAAAGAGTTATCTATGGATTCTTACAAGAATGAAATGAATGGTATTTATTCCACATCAGTTTGTGAAGAAACCATTGATGAAGCACCTATGGCATACAAGCCAACCGAAGAGATTGTTGAGTTAATCAAACCTACGGTTGATGTCATTGATGTCATTAAGCCAATTTACAACTTCAAAGCAAAATTATAATGAGCAAGGAAACTGGGAGGAAGTGGAAGAATGAAAAAGAAGTATAGTTTCGCAAACGCCAAGCCTGTTCCTTTATAAAGAGTCAAAAAAGCTTGGTATTAAACAAGAGTTGCGATTGCTTTAAAAAGGGTAGGGGAAGTTATTCTTCCCCTATCTCTTTTAAACCCAAATCTATTAATAGCTTATCCAATATTTCATTCACGTCATTACGGAAACTTCGGTAAGTAACATAATAGAAACTGATGTTTTTGTAATCATGGCTTACATTAGAACATGTACACCCCAAAACCTTAGCGATTTTTTCTCTTAACCCTCTTCTCATCTTAGAACCGCCAAGGGCACTAGGAGAATAAAGATAAAGAATAACAAAGATAAATTGCTTGCGTACCATTGTGGAATTTCGTCCGGCATGATAGCTCATAAACTTATCGTAAATATTGCCTACTTGCGATAAGTCTTGCATCAATGGAATGGAAAGACTTATTTCTTCCTTGGATAAGATGGCCTTAGTTTCTCTAATCCATTTTATGCGTTCCATGATTTTCTTTAGATTCATTTCAATGTCTGGTTCTTTCATTCTTTTCTATTTTTAATCCAACATTTCATAGACGAAGTTAACCTCGTCTGCATCTATTTGTTTCCTAAACTTTTCTATGTTAGAAACTATCAACGAGCAGTGCTCGTACGAACTCTGCCCATTGATAACTTTTTCTATTCTTGTTATTCGGTATCTCATTTTATTTCGATAAGCGTTAAAATACAATACCCCAATAAATCTTTATAGCTGTCTAGGACAGGCTCTTCTTTAGCATCCTCGTTCAAAGTCAGCAAAGAGCAAATACGATTAATCTTCTCTTGCAAATGACCGAAGGCATACGGATAACCATCTTTAGCAAAACATTCAGAAAATGCGTTTCCATACCGCTTATTTTTGGTTTTGAACAATTCGATTTGCGACTCGATGATGTCGTTATAATCTGAAACAATATACCAAGAGAGCGTAAGCAAGGCTTCCATCGCCATTACACTGATATGGCTTCGTAAGGTTTCTTTGTCTTCAGAAGATGCTCGTATCCCATACATAAGACGAAGGAAATTGGCTGCGCTTGAAAATAATCCGAGCTTTCCGAAGTCCTCCCTTAGAGATGAAACGAAAGTGGCATTATCCTTGCATTCAATCATGTCTGCCAAACGTCTTATCACAAAGATATACTTGTTAGCATATTCGCAACACCCATTGTTATTTTGTTCCACCATGTCCGTATCCTCCTCCACGATTATTTTCCATATTCAACTCTCCAAGTATGCAATCTGGATTTTCTACCTTGCGGAATGCGCCCTGGCAAACACGAGTGCCTTTCTTGACTACGAAAACATAATATTCGTAATCTGAATCTAGTTTAAATTTGCTATCCTTTGTCGGCATATAACGGTCGGAATTAACTCTATAAAGCGCACCAATATTGTCCCTATAATCTTCATCGACCAGACCTAGGCAAATATCAATATCCGCTCTAACATTAGTCATGTAACCAACTCGTGTTTCGTTCTTGCCAATAAAGGCCACATCAACTTGCATACCTTTGTCAGTAAAGCCAGAACGTGAACGAATATCCAAGCCAACATCTTTAGGAAGTTCCACGCCTAAATGCAGATTTATGTGACCTCTTCCCATTTTCACCCAAGGCATATTCAATACCACATCTTGTGGACAGTAAAAATCAACTGCCGCAGCATTACCTTCCTTATAAGGAACACGACCACCTCGCAAGTCAAGTACATAAGCCTTGCCTTGTGCTACTAACTTCTTTATTAACTCCTTATCCATTGTATATAAAGCCTAAATCATTTAAAGTTCTACAATTCTTAACCAGTCCTTTTGCCCATAAATTACGCAACTCAGGTAACGGGTCTTTTCCGTACCTATTCTTTATGGTTGCTAAGGTCAAGATTTCCGGTTTAATATGTTTATCTCTTTTCTGCTGTCTTAGCTCCTTCAGAATATTCTCCAAGTTCTCCATTGACGAAATCCTCCATTGTTATATTGTCAACCCCAAATTTATCAGCCAGATCATCGTTCCCAATAATCAGCCAATTAGATTTGTCTTTGAGAAACTCAATACTCTCGGTGCTTTTTGCAGCATCAACAAAAGTATCATCAATATTATCAGTAGAGCAATATGGAACTACCGCATTAACTGTATACATAGCAATTTCGTATGAAATAACCGATACCATTTTCTTGAATGTTATATCGCTTGAATACATTACTTGGTTCTTGTCATATCCTAAGATGTTGACACGGACTATATTATTATCTGCTTGCAACGCTCTAAAGAAATCGTGCTTTAGCTGAAAATCCGTAATATCTACAGGATGCTCGTTACCCGATGGAATACTTATAATATCCAACAGGCTTACAAAAATAACTTTTTTATTCATTGTCTTCATCTGTTAATAATTTATCTATTGTTTTTTCTAATTCGTCTAATCTTAGAGTATAATCCTCTTCGTAAACGCATGTCAATGTAGAAATAAAGAACTTATCATTATCTGTTCTCAATTCAATCTCCATGTATTCCTCGTAATAGCTATCATATTTAATTACTATCGAAAAGGAGTTCATGTAATTTGGGTCAAACCTTCTCTGCAAAGCTTGTGCTCTCGTAAACGCATCATTGAATTCGTTTGTCATGGTTCAATATTTTGTGTAAGCATTTCTCTGTTCTTTGCCATTGCATCATGGAAGCCTATATCGTATCTGTCGGTCTGCTCCAGCTCATAGTTCCGCTTTATAAGTTCACTTGTCTGATACGAACTCTTTGCTAGTTGAATTTTAAAATAGATAAACTCAACAAACATAACCATAAAGCAGATAGCAAAGCCTATTATTACGGCAGCCTTTGTATTCTCCTTACAGAACCTTACAATACACTTAGCAAGCCAGCATGTTGTACTAACTATGCCTACAAGTACAAGGTAAGGAATTCGTAAAAGAACCTTGCATAACATACCCATAGTACTCTTCGTATAAGATGCGAAATCCGTACTTGTAAAAACTAACTTTAACTTCTTCATATTTTAGCCTATTTAATGTTTATCAAAAGTCTTTTGTTAACGAACCACAACAAATCAATACCATTCATCATGCAATATCCGCAAAGCATGCCAATCAAGATTATTATCTTCTTGAACACTCGGTAATGTGTCATTTCAATCTTCAGCATAGACATCATCAAGTCTTCAAAGGAACGGTCTCTCATTGAATCTGGGTCTAGCCTCAATGATTTGACATTCATCTTGTACTTATTGGCCATTGAGAATAATATAATAGCAAACTCTGCTAATTTGTCCTCTAGAGTTCCGGCAACGAGTTTAGAATATATTTCTATCGTACCACGTCCATTAACATTTTCATATTCCCAACGTTTGGCGTTGAAACGACCTTCGTATTTGCGCATTTCTACAATAGCGTCAATTACGTTGAATGTTTCTGCTCTTTGGGTCTGGCTAGCAACATCAAAGTTGCAAGCCTCTATAATCTGTTCTATTTCTGCTATCTCCATTTTATACTATTGAATCTAAGTCAAAATCATTAGAAGGAATGAAAGCCACATGGTCTTTCTCCCTTGTCATCGTTTTCTCTCCTGTTCGCACGCAATTAATTTGCTTGGGATTTTTATGTCGTACCACAAATGTTCCAAAGCTGCGTATCATAACACGGTCTCTGTTGCGCAACGATTGCTTTGTGAGGTCTATGAAATAATTCACAATGGCTTGAACATCATCCTTGCGGAACTTTTTGCCATTTACATCTCTAAGGTTCTTAATGATTGCCTTGACAATTTCTTCTTTCTTCATATTCTCTAAGTTTTTTATTCCCTAAACTTCTAATCAAGTCGTATGGGTCTATACCATATTTCTTAACGAAACATTCTCTTAGCTTGCATATAGCCTTAAAATCTGCATTTGTTGTATTCTTGACTATCATATAAGCTGAGTCTAATCTAATATCAGCTTTAGGAGTTTTTACCCGAAAAATCTTGTTGCCTTTCTCGTCTTCGATAAGTTCTATATTAACTTCCTCGCCCTTAGCTTTTTTTCTTGCCGCCCATTCTTCATAAGTGATGGCATTTTGCTTGATAGCCTCATCTTCTTTAGCCTCTTTCTCTTTCTGTATATTTGCCTCTACTGCTTTTATGGCATCTATACGATTGGAACAGAAAGTATTCAAGCTCTTTGTTATAACTTGCGGATTTGGCTTCTTGTAGAATTTCTCAAACTTTCCGGCAATAAACATCTTGAAGAAAGTAATCAGCTCGTTCAGATTAAGGAAATAATACTCATCCTTTATAGCATTTGCAGTCATTATCTTGATATTTTCAGTAGCCTCATTATTTACAAAGCCACAAATACCATAGACATCAGAAACCCATGCTACAAGCCATGTTATTGCACTTCCTTCTCCATAACACAAGTCAAGATAGGTAAGTGTTGGTGCGTTGCTTTTAAAAGCTTTCCCGATTGGCATCTTACTACCTACTTGGCTTGATGGAGAGAAAGACATTAGAACGTTATCGAATGTTCCGTACTCATTGAATATTCGTTGCTTTTCTCTGTTGATTGAGACGCTGCACGAGGTCGGCTGATTCTTGGTAATAGCCTTGCTCTGCGTCTTTATTAGTCCCTTGCTTTCTATCATCATAATTTCCTTCCAATACTTTAACAAAATTATTTGGTCTCATAATCCAATCAAAACTCGCCATCCATCCATTACTACCATTAAGGAATGAAGATGCTGCCGCCTTGTCAATCATCAACTTCATCTGCTCACTCCCATATTCTTTAAGCCGTGAATTAATCATTGACTTTCTCTTCGATGTCAGGGCATGAACTAGAGGCATTCCTCTTCCAGCGATAACCTTATTGAAATATTCGCAAACCTTTTTTGCTTTATCATCCACTTGTTGTACACTAGGGACGTTATTCAATGCTATTCGTTCAGGTTCATTCTTGTGTGGTTTAGATTCTTCACCTTCAGCAAATTCTATGTTGTCTTCATGTTTCCAAATAAAGACTTTTCCGTTTCCGATAGATACCATTTGTTTCTGAAATAACCCATCAATAGCTTTTTTTGTCTTTGCAACCGACATACCTATCTTTTCCGATAATTCTTTGTTGCTCCCATACACATATCCGTCTTTGTCAGCATTAAATGAAAGACGTACGAAAGCGACTAATTCATCAGCATCCAAGCTACACGCTTTTTCGTCTAATTTTACTATCATATCTTAAAAGAATGTATTTGTTAATTGTTTATTTCCACTCATTATTACCCACTTTCCTTTGCCGTTTAGGTCTAGCAATTTCAAGTCTTCAACTTTCCCGAACCTCTCATAAGTACCGCAGAGGTCAACAAACCAAGGTCGTTTCCCTTTTGATAGTCTAAGAAGTCTTCCTACGACTTGATAGTATTGCGCTAATGAACGTGTTGGCTTTGCATACACGACCGTATCTAACTCCGGATAGTCAAAACCTACGACCAATATTTGACTATTTACCAATACCTTAGTCTGACCATTACGGAAACGCTCGATGATTGCTTCACGTTCTTTCGGTGGTGTCTCGCCACAGACCATTTCGCAGTTAGGTATGGAATAGGTCAGTTTCTGAGCCTCCTTAACGAACTTCGTAAAAACCAAGATACCTTTACGCTGTCCACCTCGTTTAGGATTAAGCAATCTTTTAACAACACTAACTAGCCATCCGTACAAATCTACACGTTCATATTCTTGCTTGACACTTTGATCAGTGTAATCACGGCAAGTTGAATTGAGCTGCAAGTTTCCTTCGTTCCATTGTGGTGGTGGGCATGTGTAATAGTTCGGAAGACAGATATATCCGTTCTTTGCCATATCCTCAACTTGAACATAGTAAATAAGCTCCTTGAAAATCTTGTCTCTACTTCTTGTCAGAAACTTCAGTATGCTACCATAGTTCTGATAGGAATACAGACGGAAAGGTGTTGCGGTTAAACCTATGACCTTGCTCTTTAATTTATCAAGAAACTCCTTATACATGCCGGATTCAGGTTTCACTAAATGAACCTCATCAATCAATATGTATTTGAAGTCAGTAAACAATTCGGGATGTCCTTTCACGCTACCAATTGTAGCAAAAGTAACATCGCTGATTTCTTTTGATTTAAAGCTAGCGGAATAGATGCTGGCATTATCAAATCCATAAGAACAATACTTCTTGTAGTTTTGTTCCAAAATTTCCTTAGTAGGAGAGAACACAAGCACTTTATCCTTGAGCCTAGCAGCTATATCTGCCAAAATCAATGATTTGCCCGATGCAGTAGGGAGCACTTCCAGAGCGTTCCAATTTTTCTTTTCATCCAAGAAAAACTCAACTGCCTTCTTGCTTGCTTCTTCTTGATATGGTCTTAATTTAAACTTCATTTCACAAATAATATGAAATCACTTTTGTTACTATATAGGAATGCACAAGTCTTATGCATAACAAAAGCCAATAGAAAAATGACCTTACAGTTTTTATGGTGTGTCTCACCAAGACGATTGCAAAGGTACGAAGAATAATTTAATAATGCAAACAATTTAGTGTTTATTATTAATGCAGTAACATTATTTAAACCTTATTGATTATCTTTTTCTTCATTCATTTTCAGAATTAGAGCCGCATAGTATTTATAGAGTTCCTGTAATTCAAACACAGACCAATTCTTTGCTTGATGTTTCATTACCTCCAATAAATCAACTTGTTGCTCTCCGAGCCGCTTAACTTCTTCCATATCTAAAGGAACGTGAGGATGCTTTTGCAAATAAGCCAATCTTCCAAGCTTCATTACTAAATTCTTTCTATAACCGATAAGATGGTCAGAAGAGAATCTGTTGCATCGTTTGCATTCCGCATTCTGATTACGTGTATCAAAGCGCAAGCTCATATGAGTTCGTCCGCAATAATGCCCATTGTCGGCTTGGTCGATTGGCAATATTCGTCCACAACTGATACATCTGAAGTACTTATAGTGAAACTCTCTAGAGTCTCTCATGCGGATATAAACCGACATAAGCCTATCTAGCTTGTCAACCCACTTTTGCTTCTCGCTCCTTTGGTGTTTAGGCTTCTTTCCACCTTTGTTGAATCTATCATAATATCCCATAATCTTTATCCTTTATCAAACCAAAAGTCATAGTTGCTGCTGTGGGGGTCGAACCCACAACCTTTTTCCGATTTGGGCGGACGTTCTACCATTGAACTAAGCAGCACCACCCCATAGGGGGATTTCAAACTAATTAAATAATAAGAAAAATGAAAAGCCTTACTCCTTTGGTTTACCCATATGCAAGAAAACATCCATGATTGATGTTTCCTTAAGGCTTGTAATATTGTAATCAATCATAGTCTTACCCATAATCTCATCTACATTCTTACGAGCCTTCTCAATGGTATCACCCTGCACAAGATAACGAACCTTGGTCTTCCTCTCCTTGCCAGATTTTTCGTCAATAGTAATCATGTTAATACTGCAATCGTAGTATTTATCCTCACTATCTACCTCTGAAAGGAACAACTCAGAGAAACCAGCTTTCTTCATAGTGACAATCTCCATATCACCATTTGTGTATACCGCCATTTCTTCTGTAGTCTTAGCCTCGCATTCTGACCATGACAAGGCATCTACAACATATTGCTCTGTAGTTTTAGCGTTCGTTCCGTCTTCTAGAGTTTTCTCATAACGAACACCTACGATAAAATACTTTCCTGTTAATGATTTCATATTCTTTCTTTTTATGTTAGAGAATGTGGTATCGGTGAGGCTTGAACTCACGACCTAATGTTTAGGAAACATTTGCTCTATCCAACAGAGCTACGACACCAAGCATCCTATAAAAACTCTTTATTTAATTCTGCTTGCCTCTCCACCTGCGTCTGCCATACCATATAAGCATGGTCTTGTGGAGTCGGTATGTATAATCCTCTTTCCATTGAGCAATGATGAAGCCATCGGTCTATACATAAAGACATTTCTTCTTTGTCAAGGTCTGGTATGTGCCTCCAATATTGGAAGGTCTTGCCTTGTTTATTCTCACGCTCCCTAAGAAAAATATCCTTGTTTACACGTTTGAACTCTTGTTCGATATAGTCCTTAGTATATCCTTCTTCAATAGCTACGTAAGTGATTGTTACCCACAGATAAGCATTCTGCTGGATTGTCCTAGATTGTTGTCTCTCTTTAAGGTCAACAACAAAGAACTTCTCATTATAATAATCACTTTGTAGTTTCTTGGCTTTGGTTATCATAGCCTTGGTTCGTTCCTCGAACTTTTCAAGCTCGACCGGATTCAACATATTATATACCATCTTTTTTTAATGAAAGGTGGAGAAAATTAATTCTCCACCATAATAAGTTTAAAATGGCGCATCAGATGTGTTAGTAGCACTCGGCTGCGCTGGTGGAATTGGTGCTGAACCTGCGGCTGGAGCTTGTGGTGGAAAAGGATTATTAGCAGCAGCTTGCATGCCACCTTGTGGCGCATTGTTCTGTGCTTCAATCTTTTGCATCTTGTAGCCACGAACAGATGTAAACCAGTCTGTTGTGCCATCCTTCTTTGTTCCTTGATATGATTCAACGTCAAAGAATACTTCAGCAATATCCCCGACATTAAAACCATCCGGTACATGTACATTCTTACCACTGAATTCAAAGATGATGCGCTTTTCGTAGCCACGTTCACCTGTCAAACCATCGAAACGTGTTGCATCAAGCATCAAACGTCTCTTTTCAAATGGTTCTTTACCTTGTCTCTGAATAGATTGAATGCCTTCGATAGCAACAATCTTACCTTTATAACTATTAGACATAACTTAAAATATTTAATAAAACAATAAATTATCCAACTCTTTTCAAGGTCAAACTAGGCTTTACCTTAGTTACCTTTTTATACTTTTTCAATAGATGGTTGTAAGCTTCTTCGTCATCCGCATCAAAAGCCTTCGTGTCTAACGTAACCCTCTCAGAAGCAGACTTCAATGAATAAGTGTAAATTGAAGTTTTATAAGACGTTAGGTTGTCATTTGACATACCATCAAAGATAGCTGCCTTCAACTCCTTTTCCTGTTCTTGCAATTTAGCAATGCGCTCTTGAACGTCCATGAGTGCGATTTCGTTATCTATAATGTAATAAGGTGTTTTTGTATCATCATTATACAAACGACCTTCTTTCTCGCATCGGAACAATTCTTTAACATCACTCGCTGGTCTTGGCTTGCCTAATGGGATGAGTTTACAGATTGTTCCACGCTTCTCGTCATCACGTAACCACATACAACATATACGTGTAACCTTCAGATGAGGATTCAATGTTTCGAAACCGAACTTATACATCGAGTTCTGCCAACGCACATACTCCTTATTAACGGAATAAGTACCCTTAATATCCCAAATCTCAACCTCATCGTCCGGTGCATCATCCTTGTGCATCACCAAGTCGATTGCACTTGCATGGTCTTCTCCGATTCGAAGGACATATTCGCTACCTATAATCTCATATCCATTCTTCTTGATATAAGCGACAAAATCCTTGACACTCTCTGAGGCTGGCTCAATACCCAATGAAGCAAACAACTCTACCTGCTCATGGATAATAGTGCCTTTTTCGGCAGCTTTCTTCAATACCTCTTCGCTTACGTTAGAGTACATATTGGGAAATACATACTGATGAAGCATACCTGTAATGCCACTTAATTCACGACCATCATAAAAGTATTGATGTGTGGAGTCCTCATAAAGAACTCCACTGTTATTCAATTGTATCATACTAATCTTGATTTAAATTGTGTCAACTTAGCTAAGAACTCTGCATTCTTTTGATATTCGGGATAAGCATCATAAACAGCTTTTAAATCCTTCTTGCTCTGTGCGAGTTCCATCTTTCGTAATGCACATTTGCGTTTAAACTCTTCGGACTTCTGAAGGTCTGGGAATCCGTTCCAAACTCTATCTACGTCCTCCCAAATTTGAGCCTGTTGCAATTGTGGATAAGCATATTGTTTTTGCTCATTAAGATTTTCGTCTTTTTCTTCCTCGCTCTTTGGGGCTGGTTCAGAGTAACCATATACTTCTTTCTGCTCATTCATCCATTCAAGAACTTCTTGTTCTGTCATGCCGCAATACCAACGCACAATGTTATTCTCATCTTGAATAATAAGTTTGGCAATACATCTGTTTGTATAACCTACATATCCAACATGGAAAATTGTCTTCAACTTTCCGCTTTGAGAATATTCGGTGTTTCGGTTGAGGTTGATGAATATCTTCTTGGGAGCAGTATACAATTCTCGACCGATACCTAAACAAGAGCATGCACGCTTGAAAGAATCACTTGCTTGACCTTTAACGGCTTCAGTGTTACTTGGCGTACCAACATCTTGCTTATCTATCCAACCGATGCCTTCTTTATAAACGGAAACCGTACAAAAGAGGTTCTGACCGATAAGCTCATGTTTACGTTTCCAACCATAGATGCCGAACTTCTCATCTAATCGTCTCATGTCACATCTTGCGTCCTTGTAAAGCAACAAGGAACACCAGTCCGGTGACTTCTGATTACCACCTTGACCAACACGGACTTCTATCTCATCTGCATCAAGGAGGCGAAACTCATAATCCTTAATTTCTACGCTCTGCCCTTCTACAGGCTTCGCTGCCTTATTCTCTGCCATAGTCGTATATTTTAAATAATCATTTTCTTTATCTGACAAGAAACAACAAGTTCATTGATTTCTTTGAGAGAATAATATCTAGGTGAGTTTTTACTATCACCTACATATTCTTTCATTAACCTATTCTTGACCCATTTGTCAATCATCTGTTTTTCGAATCCTTTTGATGCAAGATAGCATTCGGCATCCTTTCTGCGTATCTTGTCGGAACGCAAGCCCATTTCGAATTGGGCATCCATCCGTCCCGCTTGAAATGCGATAGATACTAATTGCTTAATCTCGCTTAATGACATATTCTTTCTACAGTTTTTATGGTGTGTCTCACCTTTTTATGTAATATTGCAAAAAATATATTAAATTTCTTGCAAGTTACGATATTTTTATGTATATTTGCAACATATTTAATGTTTACGAGTGCAAAGATAAGAAAAGTATCGCAAATATGCAAATAAATTAGTGTTTTAATATACCATATTAACCTTTATTATCTTTAAACTCTAAATGTTTACATAAATTAAGTTACACATGCGCTTACTGCGTATTAAATTTTAGGTTATGAATAGTGCATACGAAAGACTGAAGGCTGTAATCACTGCTTTGGGTTACACTTCAAATGAAAAATTCGAGGATACCGTAGGCTTAGGACATGGCTTCGTAAGCCGTATAACTAATCGTGTATCTTCCAAAAGCTTGCAAGCTATAACGAGAAAATTTCCGCAGGTAAATCCAAGTTATATTAGGACAGGAATGGGGGAAATGTTCATCTCTTCACCTATAAAGGTAAGCGAAAACGAAAACGCAAAGACTAGACTGCGTGAGTATCTTAAATATAAAGGAATTACCAAACGTGAATTTTGCGACAAAGCCGATGTGGCCTCTAACTTTCCAATCATAGGGAAAAATGGTGTGTTCACGGCAAGGGTATCTTATAGAGTAAATTCTAAATTTCCAGATCTTAATATGGATTGGCTAGCTAATGGAGCTGGTGAAATGTTGCAGCCGGAGGCTAATATTGAAAAATTCAACAACTACAAAAGCAGAATTGCGCCATTCTGTACGGAGATGGGAATTAGTACTACATTCTTCTTGCGGAAGTGTAAGAGCTATACCAGTGCAATTAACAGATTGCCGGATATGCCTAGCGAGACTTTCTTGAAGAATATCTCTTTGGCTTACCCTCAGCTAAATCTGAATTGGCTTAAGACCGGAGAAGGAAAGATGTTTAACGATGACATCAAATCGAATATCAATTCAAGCGTCAGCTTTGTTCCTCTTGTTCCACAGATGGCTTATGCAGGTTATCTCAGCGGATATGCAGATGATGTATATATATCATCGCTCCCAACAATCCCTATTGTAAAGGAAGATAAAGAAAAGTACGTAGCATTCGAGGTAAGCGGTGATTCTATGGATGATGGCTCGTCTAGAGCTTATCAGAATGGAGACATCGTTATATGTAAAGTCTGCCCTGACTACATGGTAAAGAGCAATGGACTTCATATAGACGGAAAGGAATATATCATAGTTCATAAAGAAGGTATTCTATTGAAGCGTATCATTGACTTGGATATGAATAATGGAAAGCTTATATTGCGTTCCTTTAATCCTACCTATCGTGATTTAGAGTTGGATTTAGCAGATGTGAAGCAGCTCTTAGTTGTGGAATATCAGCAGAAAAGGAAATGATAATGTAAAGTATATTTGTATGTTCTGTGGAGTAGGCTTGCGTAAAATGTCGCAAAATTGCCGCAAAATGATTATTCGCCTATAGCGTAAGTCGCTATTGTTTAGATATTTTATTGGTGTTCCGTATAACAGCCTTCTAAGCTGTGGGTCTTGGGTTCGAACCCCAACGGAATCACTATAATAAGCAAAATGAAACTTATTTGTACAAAATTAGCATGGGAGAACAATGGTAGTAAGTTGCTTA